TTATTCCTCCAATCTATAGATTTCATCTTCATTCAAATTATTGATAATTAATGGAGAGTGTGTAGTTGCAATAATTTGAGAGTTTGGAAATAACATTTTTAGAGAAGGTATTAAATTAATCTGCCATTTTGGATGTAAATGACAATCTATTTCATCTATTAGTATAATCGCTTCTTTTTCATAGAATCTTGTATCTTCAGGACTATTTAAATATAGTCTAAAAAGAATTTCTCCTATAACAATAAAGATATTTTTGAAACCATCACTTAGTTTATCAATGTTAACAATAATGGTATTATTTTGAAACAATACTTGTCCATCATCAGTTATCTTTTTAAATTCATAAGGACTAAAGAGCATATTAAATGAATTTACAATATGGCTAAATATATACTCGTTTTCTGGCGATGGATTTTTTAGTCTCTTGAAATCTAAATTGATTAACCATTGTTTTACAAAAATAAATTTAGTATTAATCTTTTCATTGTTAATAATTGAACTTGCGAGAACATTCTCTTTATTGGTTTTAGGAATATTAGTAGAATTAGGACCACTAATATCGAATTTAGGTAAATATCTAAAGGCATCGAAATAAAATATATTTCCACCAAGAAAACTTTGAGACATAAATTTTTCTCTCATTAATGTTACACTATTAATATCACCAAGAGCATAAATCATGTGTCCAGAATCTTTTTTTAATCCAGTATAAATGTTACTAAGCTTTTCTTTTTCTTCTTCACTAGAATCATGTGAGAATAAATATTCTTCTTCTTCTTGATTGAATTTTATGAATAAATTAATAAACATTTCATCTGTATTATTTGATATATCAGAGTAATCAAACGTGTCACCACCATAAATAGGATTAAATAATGAAAAATTGTTTACGATAGATTTTAAAATTGTTGATTTTCCAGAACCATTATCACCAATTATAACGAGCGTTGATGATTTGCTTTTATTATAATCAAATAAATTTAAGGAAAATTTTTTAAATAGTCTAACATTGTTTAAATGTATACTTCTAAGTTTCAATATAATCACCCCCTGTAATTAAGAGAATTAATAAATAATCTTTTGTGAGATATTACTTATAATATCTCACAGAAACTGAGTTTATGTCAAATATTATATTTAAAGTTAAAGTAATGAAAAAAATATAAATGTGTAAAGAAATCCAGTATTTATGTGGATTTCTTTACACATTCAACGAAGCATTAGCTCCAACCAAGTTTATTTCTAAAGTTTCATTATCCCAGGTTATATTTTCTATAACTTCTTTGATGATAACCCTTTTGGCATCTATGTCTTCTATATAATCAAAGAATTCTTTTATGGTCTTTATGTGTGATGAGATGCTTATAATTTTAGAGTCTATATCTTCAGCTGCCATTTGATCTAAGTTAATTTGACTTAATCTTTTCTCGTGAGATAGGTTTTCGCTTTTTATGGTCTTGAGTTCACTTTCTATTAGTTTAATGGTGTCAGAGTCCTCAATTAGAGCAAGTTTTCTTATAAGGCCTTGTATTATCATGTTGTTATGGGAAATGGTCTTTTTAAGGTTGTTTGACTCGTTTTGTAATTCTTGTTTAGTTGCTTCAGAGTTTTCATTGCTGGAATATAAGTTAACTATAGTTTTGGTGTCTATGTTTTTTAGAGCATTTATTATTGCATCTTCAGCAGCATAGGCATTTAACATTTTAGTGGAGCATCTGGTACTAGCTCTATTTCTAAGTTCACATCTATAGTATTTCTCAAGCTTATTTATCTTCTTATTTAAGTGGCTCCATGCAGTCATGCTGCTACCACAGTTAGCACATTTAACTAAACCAGATAACAAGAAGCTATTACTGGTATTAGAGCGTGGAGAAGGTTTGGATAAGTTACTCTTTAAAATCTCCTGGCATTTTAACCATTCTGAAGAAGGAATAATACCAGGATGAAGAGCAGCTGATATGATCCACTCACTAACAGGTTTATCCTTCCTACCACCTTCACGCTTGTTATAAACCATTAACCCATGTTCACCATCAAATTCATTGCATAGAGTAGCTCCAAATTCATTAAAATAACTATATATCTTATCATCTGCAAAGGTGTATACAGGGTTAATTAAGATTTGGAGAACTGTATTCCTAGAGAAGTTACCACCATTTTTACCTTTAACATTGTTGGTGCAAAGGTATCTTGATACAGTTGAGGTACTTCTTTTTTCAAGGTATAGTGAGAAGATATTTTTAACAATAGACATTTCATTTTCAACAACTTCAAGCTTATACATCTTCTTTATATTTTCCTTACCTGAATATTCAACAGGAACAGATTTAAAGCCAAGTGGAGGAGTACCACCAAGCCAACGTCCTGTCTTAGCAAGTTCAAGCATATTATCCTTTATTCTTTCAGCTATAGTTTCACGCTCTAATTGGGCAAAAACTGAGGAGATATAGACCATAGCTCTACCCATAGGAGAAGACGTATCAAACTGTTCTTTTATACTGACAAATTCAATATTATTCTTCTGTAACATTTCAAGGGTAGTAGAGAAGTCAGCAACATTACGAGAGATTCTATCAAGCCTATAACATATTAAATAATTAAAACGCTTTTTCTTAGCATCACCTAACAGCTTTTGAAAGTTAGGCCTATTAGTATTGCCTCCAGAGAAACCTTCATCTTCATAGATAAGAAAATCAGTTATCCCAAGGTTGTTACCATACTGTTTACACAATTCTATTTGATTTTCTACAGATTCACCTTTCTCAGAGAGTCTGCTTTTTCTACTATATATTGCAGCTATCATAAATTCCCTCCATAAGTTGATTATTTATGTAATTGAAACGTGTTTTTGAAAAGAGAACAGATCTAAGTTTACATTCAATAATTTCATGAGTAACCCTAAAGTACTCAGCTAGCTCTCCTATAGATGGGCTAATAGATTTATTTATAGCCTGAGCAAGTTCAAAGTCACTAATCAAGAAATTAGCAGCCCAAGTACGAGCTTTAAGTTCTTGCTTTGATTTCTCTAATTTCTCAGAGTAAGTTATACATTCAACAGTTAAATCACCCATAGAAGTAAAGTGGTGACCTAATTCTTCAGCTAGTATTGATAATAAAGTTTTTTCATCTTTAAGTATTTTTTTATTAATACCTATGATTGGAGGGAGACCAGGATACTTTATATAAGCACCTATCATGTTTTTATAAACAAACTTTACCTCATCAATAACTATGCCATTTTCTTCGATAATATTATAAATATCTAATAGAGTGATCATTCTAATTCCCCCTTAAAGTCATATGATAAAATAGTATACCATAAAAATGAGAACTTATGTTCTCTTAACTTTAAATTTTTGAAAATATAAAAGGTGCCCTTTATGGACACCTTAGTTAAATGGAGTGTTTAATTGAATTTTTATATTTAATTTTTTTGATAGTTTTTCCTTTAAAAAGGACATACAAAGTTTCATTAAAAGCACTCCTTAAAAAAGTGTCCATTACGGACACTCCACATATTAATCTTTTTTACTATACTTATGTTTTAAAAATTCTATATACTCTTTAAGTTCTTCTCTAGCTTCTGGTGGAAGATCTGCATCATATCCATCTGAATTATGAAGAGCTAGTGTATATTCATTATCATTAGCATTTTTAATAATTTTATCAGCTGAATCTTTAATATTAGATTTACCAAGAAGATAGTCAGTAGAGACATTGAAATATTCAGCTAAAAATTTTATTGTTTTTGAATCAGGATCACGTCTATTTTGCTCGTACATACCTATAGTACTTGGAGATACCTTTAGTAGCTTTGACAAATCTAATTGAGTTAAATTTAATTCGTTTCTAAGGCTTTTTAATCTTTCACCAAACATTAAAATACCTCATGTTAATCTTTTTTATACTTGTGTTTTAAATATTTAATATATTCTTTAAGCTCTTCCTTAGCTTCTGGTGGAAGATCAGCATCATATCCGTCAGTGTTATGAAGTGCTATTGTATATTCATTTGTATCTTCACTTAGGTTTAATTCACTTATATGACCAGCAGCAATCATAAAATCTTCATAAGTAACACCATTATGAGCATACTGAGATAATCTTTTTAATATATCAGGAGTAGGTGGATTATCTAATTTTTCATTTAAATACTTAGATATATAAGTACGATTAACTCCTGATTCATCAGCATACTGAGTTTTGGTTCTATCGCCTAAAGCTTTTATAAGAATTTCTTTAAAGTTATTTTTATTAAACATAATATTACCAACTCCTTAAAATTAATATAACTTTAAGCGTGAATATTTTCAACAAAAGCTAACGTAAAATTTTTTCACGAATAACGTGAAAAAAATTGACAAAAATAAAATAAGTATTTATAATAAAGGTGTGAAAAAAATTAACAAAAGGAGATGGATATTGTGAAACCTAATATAGCAGCAATACAAGGGTTGATTAATTTACGATTCAATGGAAATAAATCGTCATTTGCAAAAGCTATAGGCATTGAAAGAAGCCATGTGTCAAAGGTTATTAGTACAGGTGCATGTGCTGGAGCAACTTTCTTTGGAGCACTTATGGAATATTGCAAAAAAGAAGGTTTGAACTTTGAAGATTTTATTTTTTAATCAAAACGTGAATAAAGTTAACAATACCTGCAATTATGCATTATGGATTCGAATTATAAGGAGGAGAGATAAAGATGGAAAACAATACAATTCATACATTAAGTATTATTAACGGTGATGTAAAACTAGATGGCTTTACAGTAAAAGGGGTTATTGATTATAACTTAAAAGCATCTTATGAAAAAGGAACTACTATAAATTTAACTTTGCTTGTAAAAAGCCAGGAATCAATTGTTGGAAGTGATGTAGAACAGGTTGCTCCAGAAGGATCAATTCCAGAGCAATTAGTTGAGTGTGGAAGTTATTATAAGAATAATAACTATTTAGCAACGAACGAAAATAACCAATCATAATCTTTTTGAGAAAGATACCCGTGCCATTGATCAGAAACTTTAGTTATTAATATTTTATCATTGCTGTCTAAAGTTTTACTTAATTTCTCATATATTTGTTTAGCAGACAGGCTTGTAGATACCAACCATGTTGAATCTAAAGGATGAAGATAATCATGAAACTCTTCAATTACTGCATATAAATTACTATAATTTTTTCCTGGAGAATTTAAGTCATAAGAAATGAGATAAACCATAAACACACCCCCTTTCAACAAAATTTTACCATATTTTACTGAAAGGGACAAAGTTTAAGTTAAGAAAAAAGGCAGAGTAAGTGGGAACTCTGCGAAACAAAAAAATATATGTTTATAGATGTGATTAACATAATTTAATTATAAATGTCGAGAGGTATAAAAGGAATGAATGAAACTTGCGTAAATTACTATAAAACTTGCAGAGAGAATGCAGGTTTAACACAAGCTAAAGCTTCTGAGTTATTAGGAGTTAGTGAAAGATCTATATCGGACTATGAGAACAAAAAAACAAGGGTTCCAGATGAGATAGTTGCAATAATGGCTAGAAAATATAATTCGCCTGAGTTATTGAATTACTATTGCTCCAAGGAATGCCCAATAGGGTTACATAAAAAGATAAAACAATTAGAAATTAAGTCCTTAGAGATAGTAACTTTACAAATGATAAGCATTTTAAGAAAAGTTGAAGGTGTAAAAGGCACATTGCTTGATGTAACAGAGGACGGTGTAATAACAGAAGATGAGCTACCAAGATTAAAAGAAGTGGTTAATTATTTTGATAAAGTCAGTCAAGCAGCTAACGAGTTAAAGCTTTGGGCTGAGAAATACCTAATAAATTTAGTGTAGTTAACTTCAATTTATATAAAAGTTAGGTAAGTAACTTATTAATAATGAGTTTCATAAGATGGAAAAAAGGAGGGATTTACATGGGGAAATTAAGGACAAAGTTTAAAGTTGAAGTTAATTATCCAACTACAGAAGAAGGCATAAGAAAATTTGAAGAAGCAAAAGCCAGAGGAGTACTCATGGGATTAAAGACTAAACACACTGACGAAGAGATAAGGCTTGTCATAGAAATGCTTAAGAAGCAGATAAAAGAGGAGTCAACTAATGGATGATTTATTATATAGAACATAAAAAAAATAAACCCTTATAAAAAGAGTTTATCTTCTTATGTAATTTTTAGGACTACGATGCTGTAACATCGTAGCTCCATTATAGCTTTTATATTGAAATATGTAAAGTGAAGGAGCGTAAAAAATGAAAAAAATTAAGTTAGAGAGAATTGTTTGGACAGATAATCATGGCAATAAAAGGGTTGCTTTTGTAGGAAAGAATTTTTAGGAGGAGTAGGGTTATGACTAAAATCGTTAGTTTTTTAAACATAAAAGGTGGAGTAGGTAAAACAAGCTCTGTAGTTAATATTGGAGCTGTTTTGGCTAACAAGTGTTACAGAACATTAATTATAGACACAGATTCTCAAGCCAATGCAACTAGGTACTTAGGCGGAGAAGGAAATACACAAAATTCGGTATACAGTATTTTAGCTAATGGAAAAGGTGACTATGTAAAGACTGATTATGAGAACTTGTATTTAATGCCTTCTAACATGAAGCTTCTAGGTATTCAAGGCACAGCTCCAGATGGAATTGTTGAGTTTATGCTTACAAACTGGATAACTGGTATAAAAGATAACTTTGACTACATTTTAATCGATTGTCCACCATCTTTAAATAATTGTACTTTAAATACATTGATAGCTAGTACGCATGTATTTGTACCTATGAAAATAGATCAGTTTTCAGCTGATGGACTTTCATATCTTTTAAGTACAGTAGATCAGATAGGCAAGCTATACAATCCAGAAGTTAAGATGGCAGGAATATTTATAACTATGGACAGAGCTACTACCTTAAACAAGCAAAAGAAGAAAGAGCTTAGAGAAGTCTTAGGAAATAGGATACTTAACCAAACAATTAGAGAAAATGTATCCCTAACAAAAAGTACTTTTGAGCAAAAACCTGTTGTTTATTTAGATAGAAAAGCTGCTTCATCAAGAGACTATAGAAAGCTTACAGAGGAGATCTTAGATGTCTTGGTTAGATGATATAGCTGACAAGATTAACAAGGAAGATGAGGTTTCTAATGAGAGGAGTATAAGCTTAGATAAGCTTATACCCTCAGCTAAGAACTTTTATGGGATTAGAAATATTGATGAATTGGCAGAGTCTATTAAAAAACAAGGGTTACTACAAAACTTGGTGGTTAGAGAAATGAACACAGGATATTTTGAAATACTAGCAGGGCATAGAAGATATACAGCTTTAAAGCAGTTAGGAGAAGCTGAAGCAAAATGCAATGTTTTAAAAAATATTAATGATGAACAGGCTGAGATTATATTGATAATTACAAATAAAGAAACAAGAGAATTAACCCCAACAGAAAAGATGAAAGGGGTAAGAAGATTAGAAAGACTTTATAAAAGTGAAAGAACAATAGGTGACCTTAAGGGTAAAACTAGAGACCTTATAGGTGAAGCTATGGGACTATCAGGTACTCAGATAGGCAGATACATGAAGATTGACAAGAAGCTTGATGAAGAACTTAAAGAGGACTTAGATAAAGACAAGATAACTCTGTCCCAAGCAGAAATAGTATCAAACCTAGAACCAGAAGAACAAAAGCAAATAGCTAAACAGATTAAGGAATTAGATTCTAAAGAATCAAAAGAAGAAATCAATATCCTCATAGAAGGAATTAAGCAACCAGTAGAAAGAAAGCGAGATAGAGAATTACTTAAAGAGATTTATCCAGAACATAAAGCTAAAGAAAAGAAACCTAAATCGGATAAGTTCATATTTAAGGATAAAGAGCAGCTAAAGACCATAGAAGCTCTTTGTGATGAAAGAGTAAAAACATTAAAAGCTATGCTGCCAAAGGAAGGTCATAAGTGGACTGAGTTTGACTACGAAGTAAAAGGTCAATTTGATGCCTTTGACTTGATGAGAATGACGTTGAGAGATAGTGAGTATTCGGATGGGGTGGTGTTTGAGATACCAGGGTTGGAAAGTTGTGAAGAAGATTAAGCCCCTTTACCCACAGGGCAAAACTAAAATAAAAATAAGAAAAGTGAGGTGTAGAAAACCTTGCGTTAGCTATACTTTGTACAGCTCTGTGGGATTTTTTATAAATAATTAAATATTAGGAGATAAAGAATTGAACTATACAAATGAATATATAGAAAAAGCTTGTAGTGAATATCCACTACTTAAGATTCAAGTGGAGGCACTTAAAAAACAAGATGGAGGATTAATACTAAAAATAAATGAGTTTGCTGAGCTGGTTAAAGAGATAGCTACAGATAATGCAGCTCTTATTCAAAGAAATAATAAACTTAAAGACTTGGTTGATCTTATAAGAATAGAACTTATTGCGTTAAGGTCTTCTGAAAGCGACATAGAGCATATTGTAAAACTTATTGATAGTTATAGCTTTAAACAATTAACCAGTTAACCAGATAAGAAGTTAACCAGTTAACCAGAAAACCAGTTAAACAGAAATACAGATAACCAGTTAACCAGCAGAAAACAAAAGAAAATGAAAATTTTGAATAGGAGGTAATCATGGCTAAATTTAGATATGTTTATACAGATTTTTGGAATGATACAAAAGTTATAGAGAGATTTACACCAGAGGATAAGCTGTTTTGGCTTTATCTTTTGACTAATTCACATACAAAACAAATAGGAGTTTATAGAATCCCTAGGAAGGTTTTAGCCTTTGAGCTTGGGTATAGTATAGAGGCAACTACATCTTTACTTGAACGCTTTGAGTACAATTATAAGCTGATTAAATATAACAAAGATACTGGTGAGGTTGCTATAAAAAATTGGGGTAAATATAACCTAGTTAATGGTGGGCTCCCTATTGAATGTTGTATAAAGTCCGAATTAAAAACTATAGATGATAAGGATCTTGTCTTATATGTACTTGATGGAGTAAAGAATGAAAAATTAAAGTTATTTATCATTGAATGCTTAAAAGAATACGGTACGTACTACGGCACCTATGACGACACGTACCACGATACGTCAACAGAAGAATCAAGCAAAATTGCCAATGTGGAAGAAAATAACAAAGGACTAAATCAAGCCATTCCTACGGCACGTACTACGATACGTGGGGAAAATAAAAATGAAAATAAAAATATAAAAGAAAAGATAAAAGATATATATAGTGTGCAAGACACTTCCTCAGATGAAACATCTGAGACTTCATCCCAAAATGATACAAGCAAAGTTCCATATGAAGAAATCATAGCTCAGTATAATGCTATCTGTAAGTCCTTACCTAAAGTTAAGGCTAGGTCAAAAGCTCGTGATAAGTCTATGAAATCTCTTTATAGAAAACTTAAAAGTCTTGAAAAGATTGTGGGGTTGTTCTCAAAGGTTGAAGCTAGTGATTTTCTATCTGGCAGGGATGGGAAGTGGTCAAACTGTGGTTTTGATTGGATATTAAAAGAGTCTAACTATATAAAAATTCTTGAAGGTAACTACGATAATAAATCAAAGTCTCAAACTATAAATCCAAACTATCAAAACTCTAATAAGGGCAAGTTAAGGTTTGATAATTTCACTGGCAGACAATATGACTATGATGCCTTAGAGAAAAAGTTATTAGGCTGGGATGATGAGGAGGATAAAGATGAATAAAGTAGTTCTTATAGGCAAATTAACAAAAGATCCAGAACTTAAGTTTACACCAGGTAATGGAACAGCTGTAACCACAGTAACATTGGCAGTAGACAAGTTTAATTCATCAACAGGTAAGAGAGAAGCTGATTTTATTTCAGTGACCATATGGGGTAAACAGGCTGAAAACACAGCTAACTATATGACTAAAGGTAGCTTGATGGCTATTAGTGGGAGAATTCAAACAAGGTCTTATGATGGGAAAGATGGTACTAAGAGATATGTCGCTGAAGTAGTTGCAAATGAAGTCAGTTTTTTAAGCTATAGAAAACAAGGCTCTATACCAAGTTTTGATGATATGACTCCAACAGATGATGGTGATATTCCATTTTAGGGGAGGGGTTAAATGTCAGTTGTTTTAAGTGATAAAGAGTTTGATGTTATATCCAAGTTCTATGACTATGCAGATAAACTTTATCATCATGCAGATGAAATGCAGTTAGTTACTCAGTACAAAGGTGAAAAGATAAACTATCTAGCCACTTTAAGATATAAGCAATTAACCAAGGAAATTTTAGATAAAAAGCAGCAAGAATCAAAAAGTGTCCGTGACGGACACCTTAAGAAATTAGTGAAATAAATTAACAAAAGGTTCAGTTTATTTTAAGAAAAGAAATATACAATATGGATTAAATATCGGTGAACATTAGGGGAGGAGAATGAAGATGAGAAAGGTACTTTCGATAATAGAGAGAAAGCGAAGAAGTTTACATAAAGCTATGGATATGTATGGAATTAGTGACAATAGGGTATTAACTAAGAGTATAGAGCTTGATAAGCTAATACTTATAGAGCAAAGGAGAAGGTTATGTTTATTAAATACTGCCAAGTCTTTCAATGCATGTGCAACGAAGTAAAAGACATTATCAAAGGTTATGAGGTTGTATGTAGTGCAGAATGTCATAACTGCCATGAAAGCAAAGACTTGAAAAAAGAAGAAATCGAAGAATAAATTTTTAGGAGGATAATTATGAAAAGTACAGGAATGGTAAGAAAAGTGGATGAGCTCGGAAGAATAGTAATACCAAAGGAGCTAAGAACAGTAATGAACATTGACATTGCAGACTCACTTGAGGTATTCACTGAGGATAAAACAATGATCCTAAGAAAATATAATCCAGGCTGTACCATCTGCGGCCATATAAAAGGTGGACAAAGTTTTAAAGGGAAATATGTATGTGAGGATTGTATTGAGGGGATGAGGAAGTAGGGTTTTTGATTTTTGTTCTTTGAAAAGTGAATAATATTTTATTGGGAAATTATGATATAATTGGTATTAATAAAAATCACGCATAAACTAGGGGGAATATAATGGCAGATTTTAAAACTCATATAGTTACTAATATTAATGACTATTTTGATGTAATTAAAGAAATTAAGAAAGAGAATAAGGTTATATGGTTTAGAGGGCAAAATAATTCAAGTTATATGTTGACACCTAAAATAATGAGAAATATGAAAGCTATTAAAAACCAATACGGAGAGGATATAAGACCTCAAAATGTTGTGTATAGCAATAAAGGTGAATCTGTACTTTTTCCTAATATAAAGAATATATTAGATGAATTTAAAGAAAAAACTATGCAATTTATAAATATAAAACCAAAAAATAATTTTGAATGGTTGTTTATTGCACAACATTACGGACTACCAACGCCTCTTTTAGACTGGTCGACAGATCCATTAGTAGCTCTTTTTTTTGCCATTGATAAAAAGGAAAATATATATGATGGCAATTTAAAAGAAGAAATAAAAAGTTTTGAAAATAATCAATTTAGTGATAAAGGGCAGCGGTATTTGCAATGGATCCTGCTAATTATAATGGTTCTTTTTCAAGTTTTAAAATGAATAATCCTGAGCCAATAGATGTAGTTGAAATGTATGATCAATTCAAAGGATTCATAAACGAAGGTAATGAAAGATTTTTAATGCCTCTTTGTATAAAAGGAACTACATTGGATAGAAGAATATGTAGACAATCTGGTAATTTTACTATTCATGGTACAATGGTGTGGCCGATAGATTATCCTGATGTAGTAAAAAATGAAATACATAAAATATTCATTCCAAACAGTTGTATTGAGGATTTAAGAAATTTATTAGCAATATTAGATATAACTGAAGAGAGTATATATGGAGGACAGAACATTAAAGATGAAATATCTTTTAATATAGAAAAATATATGAATGAAGGATTCTTTGAAAGAATAGATAAACTAATTGAAAATTATGATTCTAATAAATAGATATAAAAATAGTATAAGATAGCATAAACACTATGTATTCTTATATTTATATATTCTTAAGAATATTTCTTTATAAAAATACAGAGAGGTGAAAATGAAAGGGAAAAAGAATACTGATAAGCTATTAACCATCTTGCCTAATATGGATTTTTGTTGGTATTCAAAAGAAATAGAAAGAGCTATAAGGCTTTGGGAATATGGTACAGGCATAAAAGAAATGTCTAGAATTTTAAAAAGAAGCTGCGAAGAAGTCTTTATGCTGCTAATGCATTTATCCCTAGAAGGTAAGATAACTCAAAGAGAAGGTTATGTATGGGGAATAAATAATTTTAATTAAACAAAAAAAGAGAGCTGCAAGTTTCCAGACTATAAAGCTCTCTTTAAACCTCATTTAGTTACATATATATTATAACATAGATGTGATTAAGGAGGAAGAAATTTGATAAGCCAAGGAAAGTTAATAGAAGGAATGTTAAATGATTATATTGATTTAGAAAACTCTATAAAGAATTTAGAACTAGACATTGAGGAACTTGAAAATTATTATGTGGGAATATCATCAATAAGTATGGGAGAAAAGTCTAGTCATACATATAAAATAAATAGACCAACAGAAAATGAAGTATTAAGCAAGGAAGAAAAAATAACAAGATTAAGAGAACTTAAAAGATCCAATGAAATAAGAAAAGAAAGAATAGATAATGCTCTAAATGTATTAAGTGATAATGAGAGGGATGTTATTTACTTTAAATATCTAAAGTATAGAAATAAGTCTTGGTGTTTTGTAGCCAAGCAGATGGATCTTAGTGAAGCCTGGGTAAGAAGATTAAGAGATAAAGCTATTGATAAGATGATTCCAATAGTTTATCCAGGGAAGAATGAATTAAGTAGAAAAATAATATCACTTTAGTACTTATAATATTCTAGTTCCTTAAAAGCATCTATGAGTGGGTAGGTGCTTTTATTTTTAAGAGTAATAAATAGTTGTTAACAGAATGTTTATTGCGATGACACATTAAGGACACATAGAAATAATATAATAAAATCATAAGATAACCATAAGTTTTTTTCATTATTTGTTTCCTTTTTATAAAGCAGTCACTGTTAGGTGGCTGCTTTTTTGCTGTCCATTTTAATGTGAGTATAATTATATGTACAAAATTTACTTAAATTATAAAAAGCAAAATAATATGTGGGAAATTGTAGTAAATAAATCCTTGAAATTACAAAAACATACAATATATAATATAAACAGATTAATTTTGAGGGGGACATAATAATGAAAATACAATCAAAAAAGAAATTTATCGTATTTAGTTTGATAGTAATATTGGCAACTATATTCTCTTTAACTTGGATAAAAGGAAGTAATGCTTCAGCTGCAACAGTTGGACAACAATTAACAGCGCCAGAAGCTGGGTGGAGAAGATATGATGATGCAAATAGTAATTTTAAATATACAGGAAATTGGGTAACTGGAAATAATTCTGCTAGATATAATGGTTCAAATAAGTACACTATGAATAAAGATGGAAAAGTTAATTTTAGTTTTTATGGTAGTAAAATAAGGATAATAGCAAATTATTTTACAGATAGAACAGATTCATATTTATCAATAGATGGAAAGGTAAGTAAGTTATCAACTTATGGGTATCCTACAAAAGAAGGTCAGTACATAGTATATGAAGTTTTAGATTTGCCATTACAGGCACATACGGTAGAGTACTATAGTGCAGATTCTTTTATTAATGGAACTCATGTTTTAACTTGGGATGCAATAGATATAGATTCTGATGGGTATTTAATTAATTCTGTTTCAGAAATATCACTTAATAAATCTTCTTTAAGCTTAAATGTAAATCAAACAGATGATCTAATAGCGATTGTAAAGCCTGATAATGCATCAATAAAAGATATTTCATGGTCATCAAGTGATGAGAGTATAGCTACAGTAGATGAGAATGGAAAAGTTATAGCTAGAAAAGCTGGTAATGTTACGATAACAGCTAAAACAAAGGATGGAAGCAATTTAACAGCAACTTGTGAAGTAATAGTTATTCAACCAAGTACTGACAGAGCTATACTAGCTATAACAATGACTAATGGACAAACTAAAGAATATGATCTACATAACAGTGAAATAGATTCATTTACAAATTGGTTTGATAGTAGCAATGGAAAGGGACAAACTAAGTTTGGAGTTAATAAGAAGATTCAACCATATAAAGATGTAAAAGAATATGTTGTATTTGACAAAATATCTTCGTATGAAATTAGAACATATGCAGTAAGCAACTAAGATACACTTTAGGAGGATGTAAATAATGAAAAAGAAGAATAGATTTATAGCAATAATAACTTTTGTTATATTACTTGTTAGCGTTATGTTAGTAACAATGGAGAAGAAAGATGCTCAAGCTATAACATATTTAGGGCAAGTGGGAAGAACTCCAGACCCAGGTTGGAGAAGATATGATGATACAGATAGTAAAATAATATATTCTGGAAGTGGATGGCAAGTAGAAAATAACACTGTTCACTACAATTCAACGGAGCATTATAATGGCACAGACAAAGATGCTAAAATAACTTTTAGATTTTATGGATCAAAATTGAGATTAATAACAGACAGAAATTCTAATAGATCCAGTTCACAAGTTATTAATGTTAGTGTAGATGGAGTTAATGTTGGGAGTTTTAATACTTATGGAGACCCTCTTGGACAGCGTTTGAGTTTTGAGAAAACAGGATTAACAATGGAAAATCATGTTGTAGAGATAACAACGAATATGGCATCATCTATGACATTAGATGCAATTGATATAGATGAAGCAGGATATTTAATAGAAGGATCAGCAGTTATTGCAAGTGAACTATCATTAAATAAAACATCATTAAGTTTGAATATTGGACAAACTGAAGTCTTAATAGCTACAGTAAAGCCAGACAATGCAGAAAATAAGGAAGTTACATGGTCATCAAGTGATGAAACCATAGCTACAGTTGATGAAAATGGAAAAGTTACTGCTATTAAGCCAGGTAATGTTACAATAACAGCTAAAACAACTGATGGAAGTAATTTAACTGCAACCTGTGATGTAACGGTTATTCAACCTAGTAATGATAGAGCTATACTAGCTATCACAATGACTAATGGACAAACTAAAGAATATGATTTACCTAATAGTGAAATAGAAGCTTTCACAAATTGGTTTGATAGCAGCAATGGTAAAGGACAACCTAAGTTTGGATTCAATAAGAAGATTCAACCATATAAAGAAGTAAAAGAGTATGTTGTATTTGATAAGATATCTTCATATGAAGTTAGAACATATACAGTAAGTAATTAATTGTTTAGGGGGACATAATAATGAAAATACAATCGAAAAAGAAATTTATCGCATTTAGTTTAGTATTAATATTAGCAACTATTTTTTCTTTAGCTTGGATACAAGGAGCTAGGGTTTCTGCTGCTACAGTTGGAGAACAATTATTAGAAGCTGAAGAGGGATGGAAAAGGTATGATGATACTGAAGCTAAAATTACATATATCGGAAATTACAGAAGGGTTGTGGACTCTTATTATTATAAATCTTCGTATACTACGGTGGATGTTAATGGTGAAGTAAACTTTAAATTTTCTGGAACAAAGTTAAGGATAATAGGATTAATTTATGCAAACACTCTAACTACAAAAGCTGAGGTTTATATAGATGATGTCCTTATCGGAAATATAAATGAAATTGGCCAACGCACATATAAAGCTATCGTATTTGAAAAGTTAGATTTATCAGACAGTATTCATACTTGCAAAATAGTAAATAAAGAAAATTTACTTCTTATAGATGCAATTGATATAGATGAAAGTGGATATTTGACAAATGAGGAAACAGTTAAATCAAATGAAATATCATTAAATAAAATATCATTAAATTTAAATGTTGGACAAACAGAAGACTTAATAGCTACAGTAAAACCAGATAATGTTATAAATAAAATGTTACATGGGCATCAAGTGATGAAAGTATAGCTACAGTAGATGAGAATGGAAAAGTTACTGCTATAAAAGAAGGTAGTGCTACCATTACAGCCAAAACAGCAGATGGAACCAATTTAACTGCTACTTGTGCAGTTAATGTAATTACAAATAATGAAAGCGTAACAGTTGACTCTGAAAAAGATAAACTAGCGCTTAACAGTGAATTCACTACAGATATAGTACTAAATAATGTTAAAAATATTTATGCAGAAGACTTTACTGTGGCATATGACAAAGATTTGTTTGAATATATAGGCTATGAAGATGTTGAAGGATTAAAAGTATTTAAAGAAATCAAAGATGCTGACAATGGAAAACTTAGATTTATAGTTGCTAGTTTAGGTGAGGAAAATGGAATAAATGAAGATAAAGCAGTAGTAAAGCTTAAGTTTAAAACTAAAGCAAGTGGTAAAGGCAAAATAGATGTATTAAAAACACGTATATCTGATAATGAAGCTCTTGAAAAAGACATATTAGAAGAAAATTGTGGAGAGAAAGAGTTTGAGATATTTGCTGATGTCAATAGAACAGGAGATTTTACATTAATAGATTTAGGTATTGATGCATATTACTACGGAAAAAATGTAGATGATACTGACAAAACTAAGTATGATGCTGATGTAATATCTAATGGAGTTATAGATGATGCTGACTTAGCAGAAATAGCAGAGCAAATGATTAAAAATGAAAAATATGAACCAAACAACTAATTGAAGAGTCTTTTTTAGGCTCTTTTTTATACTTAAAATTAATGATATTAAGTAAGTATCAGAAAAGTAGCAGAATAATATCACTTTAGTATGTAGAATAGTTTCATTTCTTTGTGATATCATTTAAAATGTGATAATAAGTTGGTTCCTGAAAAGTATCTATAGTGGGTAGGTGCTTTTTTATTTTGGTGTAATGGGCGGTGTATTTAACCTAATCATCAAAATAGGAGTGATATTATTGACAATGTTAAAACCTCCAATATGTAGAATGGGAGGAAAATCAAAATTAAGAAAAACTATAATAGAAATGATACCAGAGCATACTTGTTATATAGAACTATTCTTTGGTGCGGGGTGGGTTTACTTTGGAAAAGAGCCTTCAAAAGTTGAGGTCATAAATGATGTAGACAAGGAACTCATAAATTTATTTAAAATGATAAAATACCATGCTCCAGAAATAGAGAGAATGCTAGAATATGAGTTTTCAGGAAGAGATATATTTGAAGAATATAAAAACTCTACAGTTGAAAACTTAACAGAAATAAATAGAGCTGTAAGGTTTTTATACTTAATAACTCAAAGCTTTGCAGGAAAGGGTGGGGTTTATGGTTATGGAACAACTAAAATACCTTCACCACAAATTTTTTATAAAGGTAAATTGAATGAAATCAAATCAAGACTAAGGAATACTTATGTAGAGAATCTATCCTTTGAAAAGATAATAGATAAATATGATAGAGAACATAGCTTTATATTTGCAGATCCACCTTACCTAGATGTAACTGGATATGGGAATGAGTTCGGAGAAAAAGAACATTCACTTCTTAGAGACAAGCTATCAAATATAAAAGGAAAGTTCCTTCTAACAATTAATGATCATGCAAAAATCAGAGAACTTTATAAAGATTTTAATATCAAAGAAGTTCAAGTGCAATACTCAGTAAGTAAAGAGAAGAAAGCTAGAGGAAAATATAATGAACTGATAGTCACAAATTATTAACCACTAGTTTATATAATTGACACTGTGAGGACACATAATGTTTATATAATAAACTCATAAGTTGAAATTAAGTTTTTCATTATGCAGTTCTCCCTTTTAATAGAGCAGTCACTGTTGGGTGGCTGCTTTTTGTTATCTATTTTTAATAACAATATAAGTTATAGTTACAAAATTTACTTATATTATAAAAAGTAAAATAATATGTGGGAAAATGTAGTAAATAAATCCTTGAATTTACAAAATAGTACAAGATATAATACAAGTAGATTAAATTTGAGGGGGACATAATAATGAAAGTACAATCAAAAAAGAAATTTATCGCATTTAGTTTAGTAGTAATATTGGCAACCATATTTTCTTTAACTTGGATGCAAGGAAGCGAAGCTTTAGCTGCAAGTGTTGGACAACAATCATCAAACCCAGATGCTGGATGGAAAAGATTTGATGATACAGATAGTAAAATTAAATATATAGAATCTAGTAACGGTAAAAGAAATGACTCTTATGAAGACTATAATGGAACTAGACACATAAGTCTGCAAGGAGATAAAATAATAATTAAATTCTATGGAAGTAAATTTAGAATAATAGCAACTAGATGGAATGATTGTGGAAAAAATCATATGATAAATATAGATGGAGTTCAAGCAGGGACTTTTAGTAATTTTTCAGATAATATAGCTTCATCAAGTTCAGTAAGAAGAATATTAGTATATGAAAAGAATGATTTAGATGTTGGTAATCATACTATAGAGATTACTGCTGTAGGAGTATTGGCTTTGGATGCAATAGATATAGATGACACAGGATATTTAATAGATGCATCAACAGTTGCTGTAAATGAAATATCATTAAATAAAACATCTTTAAGTTTAAATGTAGGACAAAATGAAGACTTGATAGCAACAGTAAAGCCAGACAATGCAGAAAATAAAAAAGTTACATGGATATCAAGTGATGAAAGCGTAGCTACAGTTGATGAAAATGGAAAAGTTACAGCTACAAAAGCTGGTAATACAACAATAACAGCAAAGACAACAGATGGTTCTAACTTAACTGCAACTTGTACTGTAACAGTAGTTCAACCTAGCAATGATAGAGCTATCTTAGCTATAACAATGACTAATGGTCAAACTAAAGAATATGATCTACCTAATAGTGAAATAGAAGCTTTCAGTAACTGGTTTGATAGCAGCAATGGTAAAGGACAACCTAAGTTTGGATTTAATAAGAAGATTCAACCTTACAAAGAAGTAAAAGAGTATGTTGTATTTGATAAGATATCGTCATATGAAGTTAGATCATATACAGTAAGTAATTAATTAAATAATTATAGATAGGCACTCAAATTATTGGGTGTCTTTTTATGTTCTCTGTTTTAATAACAATATAAATTGTTCTTACAAAATTTACTTATATTATAAAAAGTAAAATAATATGTGGGAAATTGTAGTAAATAAATCCTTGAATTTACAAAATAGTACAAGATATAATACTAGTAGATTAAATTTGAGGGGGACATAATAATGAAAATACAATCAAAAAAGAAATTTATCGCATTTAGTTTAGTATTAATATTAGCAACTATATTTTCTTTAACTTGGATTAAAGGAAGTAACGCATCAGCTGCTACAGTTGGACAACAATTAACAGCTCCAGAAGCTGGATGGAGAAGATATGATGATACTGATGCTAGATTCAAATATATAGGTAATTGGATTGTTGGGACTAATTCAGCTAGATATAATGGTTCTAATAAATGTACTTTTGAGAAAACTGGGAAAATTCAGTTTAGTTTTTATGGTAGTAAAATAAGAATAATAGGAAATTTATTTAATGATAGAACTGATTCATATTTGTCAATAGATGGAAATTTAAATAAATTATCAACTTATGGAAATCCTACAAAAGAAGGTCAATATTTAGTATATGAAATTTTAGATTTACCGTTGAAGTCACATACAGTAGAATACTATAGTGCAGATTCTTTTGTTAATGGAACACATATTTTAACTTGGGATGCTATAGATATAGATTCTGATGGATATCTAATTAATTCTGTTTCTGAAATCCTATTAAATAAAACATCTCTAAGTTTAAATGTTGGAGAAACTGATAACTTAGTAAGTACTGTAAAACCTGATGATGCATCAATAAAAAATATTATATGGTCTTCAAATGATGAAGGCATAGCTACAGTTGATGAGAATGGAAAAGTTACTGCTAAAAAAGCTGGTAATGTTACAATAACAGCTAAAACAACTGATGGAAGTAACTTAACAGCTACTTGTGCTGTAACAGTGGTTCAACCTAGTAATGATAGAGGTGTCTTAGCTATAACAATGACTAATGGACAAACCAAGGAGTACGATTTACCTAATAGTGAGATAGAGGCCTTCGCTAATTGGTTTGATATCAGCAATGGTAAAGGACAACCTAAGTTTGGATTTACTAAGAAGATTCAACCTTACAAAGAAGTAAAAGAGTATGTTGTATTTGATAAGATATCTTCTTATGAAGTTAGAACATATACAGTAAGTAATTAATTAAAGAATTATAGATAGGCACTCAAGTTATTGGGTGTCTTTTTTATACCACAAATTAAGGAGGCTCAGTAAATGTCAACTAAAAGAAAACTTAATTTAAACGTCAAATTTCATGGAGACAAAGTGATATGTGCTAAGTCTCCTAGTGAATGTAAGAAATGTATTGATAGTAGGTCATGTGAAAACATGACCTTATTTTATGATCCTTTTGAGGGAATAAATGAATGTATGAAGTCTAGGAGCTACAAAAGAGAAAAAGGAGCCATAAGGCAAAGGTAGGTGAAAGAATGTGCCAAGAAAGGTTCCAGCTAATTCTATACCAGAGAGAAGTTACAATAGATTTAAGTATAAGCTTGAAGAAATGAGTAAAGAATATCCAGACAGAAATCTTATGATGTTTTATATAGGTGTTGCTACTGGTTATAGAACGCAAGATATAGTGGATTTAACTATAGGTCAGATTAAAGAATCTCTGGAGGATGAGAGATTTATAATCCAGGAGAAAAAGCAATATAAAGCTTGGGAAACTCACATGAAGAATTATCCTAACTCTAAAAAGAAAAGACCACCACCAAGAGAAGTTATGATTAAACCTAATCTAAGAAAGTTATTAAGAGAATATATTAAAGGCAAAAGTAAATCTGAATATGCTTTCCCATCAAATAAGAATGAACATATCTCAGCTAAATCCTATTCTGAGATTTTAAATGCTGTTGGAAAGAGTTTAGGGCTTAAGAATATAAGTGGTCATAGTATGAGAAAAACCTATGCAAGTAGATTGTGGGATGCTAAGAGAGATCTAGAATATGTAAGAATAGCTTTAGGTCATATGAATATTGAAACAACAAAGAGATATTTAGGATTAAATAATGAGATTAAAGATGATGCAGCTGCTTTAGCTGATGACAAGCTTTAATTTTTTTTTGAGCTTATAATCGGTAAAAAAGTGGGGTATGCAGATTCAAAGAGAAAATAAAAAATTCCTACTATTATATGTATATAAAAAATGATATCCGTAATCCTATAGCTTATTACCGATTTAGAGATAAATTAAAAAAGTGCTTTAAAGTTAGTCATATCAATGGATAGAGTCAGTTTTATAAAATCATTGCTTTTGGCGGATTCTTTTAGGGCACCAAGAGGGCTCTAAAAAGATTATAAGAAGATTCTAAGAGGCTTTCTGGAGGACTTATTTGAAAACTTGAAACTTAAAATATCAAAATTATAGTTATTTTGAAGAGGATTAACTCAATCAGTGCCTTATATGCGTTTAAACATCAAAGCTCCGGGAGAAAAGTTATAGTTTAAAATAAGATAATGGAATAAAAGAAAAAAGGTATCCGTCATGGACACTTTTCATATGTTCATTTTGGGTAAACTCTAAAGAGTACATGAAATAAACAAAGAAATTAATAGATAAACATACTAAAATCAAATCAAATAGCCTTCAAAAGTGTTCAGTGAATTTTACATACTTAAAATGAACACTTATAATATAATCAGGGGTGAGATTATGATTTTTGGATATGTAAGAGTTTCAACTAAAGAACAAAATGAAAATAGACAAGTGAAAGCTCTGAAAGATTTTTGCAATGAGTTAAAACATGAGAATATCTATATGGATAAAGAAAGTGGAAAAGATTTTAATAGAGAACAATACCAGGAACTTAAAAAGCTATTAAGGCAAGGCGACACATTAATAATAAAAGAACTTGATAGACTTGGAAGAAACAAAGAAAGTATAAAAGATGAACTTGATTACTACAAAGAAAAGAAAGTTAGGGTTAAAATTTTAAATATACCAACTACATTAATGGATTTCCCTGAAGGTAGTGAGTGGGTTTTTGAAATGATTAATAATATTTTAATTGAGGTTCTTGGAGCTATTGCAGAAGAAGAAAGAAATAAAATAAGAAGCAGACAAAGGGAAGGAATAGAGCTTGCTAAAAAAGAGGGTAAGTATAAAGGTAGACCACAAGCTGAATTGCCAGAAGGATTCGAAAAGTTATATAAACAATGGAAAGATAATAAGATAACGGCAATACAATTTACTAGCCTTCTTAAATTGAAGAGTAGAACAACATTATATAAATATATAAAAAGATACGAAGAAAAGAATTATAAGTAAGGTGTCCAGGATGGACACCTTTTATTGTGGAGGTAATTAATATGAGTAGAGTACGAAGTCCAAACAGAGATAAAGCTTTTGAAATATATAGAGAGCATGGTGGAAGAATATCATCAAAGGAAATAGCTGAGTTATTAAATGAAAAAGTAAGTAATATAAACTCATGGAGAAGCCAGGACACGTGGAAATATAAACTTAAAGGGAGAGCTGGTGCACCTAAAGGGAATAAGAATGCACTAGGAAATAAAGGTGGAGCTCCTGAGAAGAATCAAAACAGATATAAACATGGGTTCTACTCTAAATATCTTCCTAAACAAGCATATGATATTTTTGAAGCTATAGAAGAAATGAGTCCATTAGAAATACTATGGAATAATATAAAAATGAAATATGCTGCTATAATAAGGTCGCAAAAGATAATGCATGTTAAAAGTAAAAGTGAAATGATAAAAGAGCTTAAGAAATCAAAAGTAAAAACTAAAGATAGAAGCACAGAAAAAACTTCAAGTAATGAATCTGAAGAAGAGTTTGAATATGAATTTCAATTCGCATGGGATAGACAAGCCACATTCTTAAGGGCTCAGTCGGATGCTATGAGAACATTAAGTAATATGATAAAACAGTATGATGAAATGCTTCATAAGAATTGGGATTTAGCTACAGAAGAACAAAAAGCACGTATTGAAGTATTGAAAGCAAAACTAGGAAATACAGAAGGTTCTTCAAGTAATGTAGTTATTGTGGATGATATAGATGATTAAAGTAAGTCTTAAATCAATAATTGCATCTAGTTTCTATGCACTTCATAATGACTTAAAGAGAGGACTACATACACATTATTGGCTTAAAGGTGGAAGGGGTAGCACTAAATCCTCATGGATATCTATTGAAATAGTTCTTAATATAATGAAAGATGCAGAGCAAGGGATAATGTCAAACGCTCTTATCCTAAGAAGGGTAAAAGATACTTTATCTGAGTCGGTAAGAGATCAAATTAAGTGGGCAATAGATATTTTAGGAGTAAGTGATGAGTGGCATGTACCAGAATCTAAGCTAACTATAACATATAAGCCTACTGGACAAGTCATAAGGTTTAAAGGTGCAGATAATCCTAAGAAAGTTAAATCTACTAAAGTTCCTAAAGGATATATTAAATACATATGGTATGAAGAAGTAGATGAGTTCGAAGGAAAACCTAAAATAGATACTATAAACCAATCACTAATGAGAGGTGGCCCTAAGTTTTTTGTATTCTATTCATTTAACCCTCCAGAGTCACAGAGGAATTGGTGTAACCAAGAAGTTCTTGAAGCTAGAGAAGATAAATATGTCCATCATAGTGATTATAGAAGTGTACCAAGAGAATGGCTAGGTGAACAATTCATAATTGAAGCTGAACACATGAAGAAAGTTAATCCAACTAAGTATGAACATGATTATTTAGGAGCTGTAACTGGTACTGGTGGAGAAGTATTTAGAAACTTAACCATTAGAGAAATAACAGATGAAGAAATAAAGGTATTTGATAGATTAAAGAATGGACTAGACTTTGGTTATGCTGCTGATCCATTAGCTTATTTATTAATGCATTATGATAAGACAAGAAAGAAGCTTTATATCTTTGGTGAGATTTATAAAGTTCAGTTAAGTAATAGTAAAGCTGTTGAAGCAATTAAGAAGCTGAACCCCTTAAACAAAAGAGTAACATCAGATACAGAACCAAGAACAATAAATGAATTCAAGAAGTTAGGGTTAAATATTATAGGAGCTAAGAAAGGGCCAGATTCAGTTGAACATGGTCTTAAATATTTATCTGAAGAAATAGAAGAAATAATAATAGATCCTGTTAGATGCCCTAACACAAAAAGAGAGTTCATGGAGTATGAAATAGAAAAAGATAAGAATGGAAACTTAAAGGGTGAATATCCTGATAAGAATAACCATACTATTGATGCTGCTAGATATGGAATGGAAGATGAAATTAATAGTAAGAAGATTAAGGTTAGTAGTAAAGCAAAAATAGGACTGAGGTAGAAAAAGGCTACTTTATTATGTAAAATTAAATGTGTGATTTTATGTTGGAGGTAAATTAATGAGTAGCTTAATATTAGTAATAGAAAAGTTTGAGGGCATTATAGGAGCTTTACTAGGCGTTGTAGTAACAATGTTAATGAATGAATACTTAAAGGCGAAGGGAAAAATAAAGTTTTATTTTCAAGACTTTAAATTAAAGTATTTAGAGGAGGATTCAGAGGGGGGATATGAAGAATGTGAAAAAGAAAAAGATTATACTTTGGTTAGATATAACTTTAAAGTTCAGCTTTATAATTCATCAGAAAACAGAAAGATATTAAGAGATATAAAAATAGTATTTGTAGGGAATAAGGGTACAATTTATAATATAGTTCAAAATACAGATTCACGAAGGGTAAATTTTGATAGATTAATTAGTGATGATGTTAATATTATAAATTTAAACCCAAAAGAAATAATAGAAATAGGATTAGAGGGGCAGATAAATAAAAGTAGTGGGGATATTAAAATTCTAAGGGACATAGATAAAATATATTTGATAGCTAAAGATAGTAAAGATAGATCAATAAAGAAAATTATAAAAAATTATTCAAAGACTTCATAAATGGAGTCTTTTTATTATGGAGGTAATTATGAAGATTTTAACTATAACAATATTCTCCGTAGCATTAAACCTTATAGTTTATTATGTCAAAGAGGCGTATGAGGTAAAGAAAAAATTTGAAATTAAAAATAATAAAAAAATTAGATTTAGAGATATAAAGTGAGGGGATGAAATGGCAATTATAAAAGACAGAGAGCTCTTAAATGAAGATGGTTCTGTTCCTATAGAATTATTGGTTAAATGTTTGGATAATCATCAAGATTTGATTACTAGATATAAGAAACTAAATGATTATTATGATGGTGAACATGATATTAAAAGAAGAACATTATCAAGTCCTTCACTACCTAATAATAAATTAGTTTGTAATCATGCTGAGTATATAACTGATATGGCAGTAGGCTATGTATTTGGAACTCCAATAAGTTATTCTGGAGAAGATTCAGAAAATTTGAATGATATATTTACAGACATAGATGAAGACTCACACAATAATGAGTTAGCAATAGATATTAGTATATTTGGATTAGGTAATGAGCTTTTATATATGAATGATGATGAGGTACCATATCCAGATTTAGCTGTAGTAAGTCCCTTCAATGGATTTTTAGTTGTAGATAGTACAGTAAAGCATAAACCTATGTTTGCAGTTACTTATTTTGAAAAGAAGGATATTGATGATAAGAAAACAGGGTATGATGTTCACATATATACTGATACGGAAATATATCATTACTTCTTTCAAGATTTAAGTAGCAAAACTCCAAAGGAAATTGATTTAAATGAACACTATTTTGGAGATATACCATTTATAGAGTATCAAAACAATAAGAAAAGCAAAGGTGACTTTGAAGGAGTAATAACGCTAATAGATGCATATAACCTTTTACAATCAGATAGAGTAAATGATAAAGAGCAGATGGTTGATGCTCTTTTGGCAGTTATAGGAGCAACTTTAGGTGATGATGAAGAGGAAAAGATCAAGACAGGAAAATTATTAAAAGAACTTAAAATTTTAGAACTTGATCCAGGTGGAGATGCCAAGTGGTTAGTTAAAAGTCTAAATGAAACTGAAATAGAAGTTTTAAAGAAAAGTCTTAAGGATGATATCCACGAGTTCTCAAAAGTTCCTTGTCTAACTGATGAAAACTTTGTAGGTAATGCAAGTGGTGTAGCTATGAAGTACAAGCTTCTAGCCTTTGAGCAGTTAGGTAAAATAAAGGAAAGATACTTTAAAAAAGGATTAAGACAAAGGTTAAAGCTTATGAGTAATATAGAGAATATTAAAGCTAAAAATATAGATTCTAACAATATAGATATCACTATGAAACGCAGCTTACCAGTAGATGATGAATTACTTGCAAGGATAGCTGAAATGACAGAAGGATTTATAAGTTGGGAAACCAGAGTTAAAAGATTTGATGAAGAGCTTGATGTAGATAAGGAAAGAGAAAACCTTGATAAAGAGAATGAGAAAAAGATTGAGCAACATCAAAAGTCTTTTGGATCATATGACTTTAAAGATATCAAAAAAGATGGTGAGGTAGATGAAGAGTAATACCTATTGGGAAAATAGAGCTAATGAAAGAATGGCTGAATATCATAAATCATCTGATGAAACTATATATAAAATTAACCTTGCTTATGATAAGGCTATTATAGATATAAATAAGGATATAGAGAAGATATTTAATAAGTTTGTATTAGATGGTGGATTAACTCAATCTGAGGGGATAGAGTTGTTAAATACTAGAGTTTCTCAAAAAGAATTAGATTCTATTAGATTAAAAATTAAAGGAATTCAGGATGAGGATTTAAAGAAGTATTTAATGTCTCAACTTAATGCTAAAGCATATAAAGCAAGAATAACAAGACTTGAAGCTATAAAAGAAAGCATTTATATTAATACAAAATTAGCAGCTGATGTTGAGATTAATACAAGCACTCAACTATATACAGACACTTCAAGTAAGTCATATCATAGGAATATATTTGATATTCAGAAAGGCATAGGAGTAGGCTTTAATGTTGCTCAAATGCCTGTACAAACAATTCAAGAAATACTAAAGAATAAATGGAGTGGCAAACATTACTCTAGGCGTATATGGCATAATACAGATGTATTAGTGGAGAAGTTAGAAGAAGTAATAACTAGTGGACTTATGGCTGGTAAGAGTTCAAGGAGAATGGCAGCTGAACTTATGGAATTAACTGACTATGGTAAGTTTGCAGCAGAAAGATTAATAAGAACTGAAACAACTTATATTGCAAATGCAGCTGAACTTGAAAGCTATAAAGAATTAGGAATAGATAGATACATATATGTAGCAACCTTAGACTTAAGAACATCTGATGTATGTAGAGAAATGGATGGAAAGATAGTAAAAGTTGATAAAGCTAAAGCTGGTGTAAATCTTCCACCATTACATCCGTATTGCAGAAGTACCACAAGAGCCTATTTTGAAAATATCGAAAGACTGAAGAGAAGAGCTAGAGATCCAGTGACAGGAAAGACTTATATAATACCTGGCAACATGAATTATAAAGAATGGTATGATAAGTTTGTTGTTAAAAAGTATGGTAAAGAATAAATGGAGGGGCTAAAAGGTGGTTAGATGTCCTATAGTAAAGAAGGATATAGATATAGGTGAATGTGTAATTATAGTTGATGTATCAGAAAGATGTATAAAAGAAACTTTGTTACCAGGTGATGTTGCAAAGGTTAAAGCCTGGAAAGAAATCTGTAAAGAATGCGAATATCACAATAATTAGAAAGTAATTACTTAGAAGATAAGTAATTACTTTTAATATTCCCTATTATATTATATCATTATAGTAATGGTTATATATGGGGGTTAAAGATGATTAAAAAAGTGCTTGATATAATTGAATCATATTTAGCAGGAACGTATGTAGAAGATGAAAATTATACGTTTTATCTTGAATTAGAACAAGAGCTTTTATTTGATAATTATGATGAAATGTATAAAGAAGATAAAGAGGTAACAGAATTATTGAATAATGAAATTCCAGATATTTGTGCAGCAGTTGGGGAAATAAGCATTGAAGAATTTAAAAAACTTTTAAAGATTGAATTTTTAAAAGCAAAAGAGTTGTATGAAAGATAAATAATTTAAAAAGTAACTGATAGGAAGATTAGAATGCAAAGAATAATTAAATTGCCAGAACAACTTTATAACTATTTGTGTGAAGCTTTGTCTGATAGTAAACAAATCTTAGATATTATAAAAATAAATACAACTATAGAAAATAACACTGCTACAATGATAATAGATATAGATACTAAAATAGATTTAATGGAATATGTTGAAGATTTACAACTAGAGATAGGTTTCGAGAATCAAGATTATTTAAATGATGACGGTAGAAAGCTTCAAAGTATTTATGATGAAATCCACAGACAAACGAATTAAAAGCACTTACTTAGGTAGGTGCTTTTATTATGCTGAAAAATAAGAGAGTACTTGATTATGAATGATGATATTCCAAGGAGGTGAGAAATAAGTGATTTTACTTAATATTGCTGCTGTAATAGTTATTGTTTCAAGTCTATATGACATCTATGTAAATTATAATGTCAAAAAACAAAACGATAGTTTAGAAGAAGTTACTGAAGATATGAAAAGAGAACTAGAAGAAATGAAAAAGTCTAGGGAAGCATCTAGAAATATAGATGGCAAGGAACTGATAAAAGCTATAAATGAAGAACACAAAAAGCATAAGAATTTAAAATTAGTTCCTTGTTGAATAATATTCAATAACAATTAGAATAAATATGCAATTTGATTGTGTATTTATTATTTTTATGCAGAAAATCTTATAAAAACAATTTGAAAAGTATCATAAATATTAATTTGTGTCGGTAAATCAATGTTTAGCGACATTTTTTAAGCTGGTGATTCTGAGAAAAACTACGATATAAAGTCTTACTTTTAAGGCTTTTTTCTTTTGTCCTAAATAAGACGATATAAACTGTTTAAAAATAATTAAACCTAGTGGGCGTTGAACATTAGGGGTAAGGAGGAAGTTATGAAAAGAAGAAAATTAATTATGAATCTACAACTTTTTGGAGTCTTAAGTAATCCTTATTCAAGGAGATTTATGGCACCTGATACTGGTGATGGAGGATCTGGAGCAGCAGGAACAGGTGAAGGTGATACTTCAACTGGTACTGGCGAAGGGGAAGATGGAGCTGGTGATGGTAAAGATGGTAGTGAGCAAACCTTTGATGATGTATTAAAAGATAAGAAATATCAAAGTGAGTTTGATAAGAGAGTATCTAAGGCTCTTGAAACTGCTAAGACTAAATGGGAAACAGAATATAATCAAAAGCTAGAAGAAGCAAAAACAGAAGCTGAAAAGTTAGCAGCTATGACAGCTAATGAAAAGGCTAAATATGAAGCTCAAAAGGCTAAAGATGCAGAAGAAAAAAGAGTAGCTGAATTAAATGATAATTTAGCTAAAAGGGAAAAAGAAATCACAACTAGAGAACTAAAAATTACTTCAGCTGAAACCTTAGCAGATAAAAACTTACCGATAGAACTAGTGGAAGTACTTCATTATGAAAGTGCAGAATCTTGTCAAAAATCAATTGAAGCAATTGAAAAAGCATGGGTTAAAGCTCAAGGCTCTTGGCAACAAGCGGTAGAGAAAGCTGTGAATGACAAGTTAAGAGGTGGTAAACCTCCTAAGGCTGGTTTAGGAAATGAGAATACACTTGAAGCTCAAATAGCAAGGGCTATGAGAGGACAATAAAAAATATTTATAAGAAAGAAGGAATGTAAAAATGGCAAATACTATACAGTATGCATCATTATTTCAAAAGGAATTAGACAAAATAGCATTACAAGAGATGTTAACAGGCTGGATGGATGCTAACGCTGGACAAGTTAAGTACACTGGAGGAAAGGAAGTTAAGATACCTAAATTATCTATGGATGGATTAGGCAACTACGGAAGAGCGGGTAATTCAGGATTTGCAGATGGAGACGTTAGTTTCTCATACCAAACTAAAGAAATGACTCAAGATAGAGGAAGAAAGTTTGTTATTGATGCAAATGATGTAGATGAAACTGGATTTGTAGTAACTGCATCAACTATCATGGGTGAGTTTCAAAGAACTAAGGTTACTCCAGAGATAGATGCTTATAGATTATCTCTGTTAGCAGCAACTGCAATGGGAATAGCCCAAGATAAGAATGTGGAGTATGGTTATACTCCTTCTAAAGATACAGTTCTTGCAAAACTAAAATATGCAATAAAAGTTATTAGAGAAAATGGATATAATGGACAGTTAGTTATTCATGCTAATTATGATGTAGCAACTGAATTTGAGTTAGCTATGGCTGGGAAAATATCTAGTACAACATTCTCTCAAGGAGGGATAGATACTGAAGTTCCAGTTTTAGATGGATGTCCTATAATAAAGACACCACAAAATAGATTGTATACAGCTATTACTTTATATGATGGTAAAACAGCAGGACAAACTCAAGGGGGATATGTTAAAGGATCTACTGCAAAGGATGTTAACTTTATAATCTTACCAAGAACAACTCCTATAGCTGTAACTAAGCAGGATAATATGAGAATATTTGATCCTGAAACTTATCAAGATGCTAATGCATGGGCTATGGATTATAGAAGATATCATGATATATGGGTAAAAGATAATGCTGCTAACTCAATATTTGCAAACATAAAGGAGACTAAGAGTGGTTCATAAACTAATTCGCTTAAATGTGGAGCGAATAACTGATGATGAACACATTGCTAAAGTGTTAATTGATGAAGGATTTAAATTAGTAGAAGAAAAGCAGCAGTATACTGATTTAAGTAATGAATATGTAGGTGAAGATACTACATTAGTTAATGAAAATCAAGAAGTTGTTTTAGATACTTTAACAATGGATGAATTAAAGAAAATAGCTACTGAAAAGGGCCTTCAAATACCTTCTAAAATAAAGAAGGATGAGTTAATTAAGATGATAGAGGAAGTGGAGTAATCCCTTCCTTTTAATCTTGGAGGTGATTATATGACTCAATTAGAAAAACTTAAGATAAGATTAGGGATAGATAAGAATGATACAAGCAAAGATGATCTATTAAATATGCTTTTAGAGGATGCAGCAGCTGAAATATTAGACTACTGTAATAGAGATATTTTATTAGATAAAATGGAGGGTTTACAAAGAGAACTAGCTATTACTTACTATAATAGACAAGGATCTGAGGGAGAAGCTTCTAGAAGTGAAAATGGAGTATCTGTTAGCTATATTACAGAAATACCAGAGGGGATTAAATCACGCTTAAATGCTTTTAGAAGATTAAAGATAGTAGGTGTTACTAATGCGAATAAAGAATAAGAAACCTTACTATTTAAAAAGAAAAACAGTAATAGAAGATAATGAAGGTGGCAAGTATGCAGGATACTTAGAGGAACCAATTCCAATAAAGGCTAATATAGCTCCTGCAAGTGGGAAGCTACAAGCAGAAATATACGGAGAGAGATTAAACTATATACTTAACATGCTTTATGATGAAAATGAAGTTATGACTGAAGGTGATGGAATATGTGTCTATGTACCTAAAGAAAGTAAACCTGATTATAAAATCATTAGCATAAAAAGATATTCTCACCTGGTTATTGAACTGGAGAAGTTATTATGAGTATAAGTAGTATCAATGTTAGTGGCTTTGATAGTATATTAAAAAAACTAGATTCTTTAGGAGTTAGTTTTGAAGATGTTATAGTTGATTCAGTTAAAAAAGAAACTAAAAGGGTTAAAGATGATGCTAGAGATTTAGTTCCAGTAGATAAAGAAGATTTAAAAAAGAGCATAACAGAGAAAGTAGAAGTTACGGATGAAGGTGTTACTGGAACTGTAAGTACTAATAGTGATCATGCAGCATATGTTGAATTTGGAACTGGAAAGACTGGAGAGACTACACCTGTAGAAGATAAATATCCAGGAGCTTTAAGCTACAAACAAGATAAATGGCTTGTTAATATTCCTGATGTTGGGTATAGATGGATTGAGGGACAAATGGCACAACCTTATCTATATCCAGCGCTTAAAAATAATAAAGATAAGATAGTTGATAATATTAAAAAGGATCTAAATGAAACTATAAGGAGGGTAGAAAAAGAATGATAAATATAAAGCCTTTAATTAGAACTGAGTTAAAGAAGATAGTTGAAAATATTAATGATTCTTACCCTTCAGATTGGGTTACGTTCCCTATCATTCAATACATTGAAGAGGATAATAAAACCCATACCAAAACAGATGATAAAGAGCAATTAGCTTATATAAGATACAAAATAGATATATGGAATAATGGGAGTACTTCTGATATTGCAGTCGCAGTTGATGGGGTACTTTCTTCTTTAGGATTAAAAAGAATACAAAGCATTGATGCTCCAGAACCTAATCAATTAAAACACAAGGTGATGAGGTTTGAAGGAATTATTGATGTAAATAATATGAGGGTTTATAACCTTTAAAAAGAAAGGGTGATGAAGATGTTAGCTAATGGTATTGAGCTTGCATATAAAGAAACAGAAGCAGCCACAAGTTATATAAGCTTAGCAGGGCTTAAAGAAGTTCCTGAGATGGGTGCTGATCCTGAAAAGGTAGATGTTACTGATTTAGCATCAAAGAATAAAAAATATGAATATGGCATTGGTGACTATGGTGATTTAGCTTATAAATTCAATTATGAAAATGGCAGTGCTAGTTCAAGTTATAGAATCCTGAGAAAGTTTGCAGATGAAAAAAAGTTAATTTTCTTTCAACAGAAATATCCAGATGGCACGAAGTTTACATTTAAAGCGCAATGCAGTGTGAAGCTTGGAGGCGGAGGAGTAAATGCTGCCATTGAATTTACACTAACTTTAGCGCTTCAATCTGATATAGATGTAGTAGATCCAGCATCAGGATCTTAATAAAGAATTTAAAGAAAGGATGATGATATAGATGTTATTTAAAACATTTAAAGTAGGAGATAAAGAACTAAAACTAAGATTAAGAGGGAGAGATTGTGTTGCTTTAGAAAGCAGCATAGGAGAATCTCCTTTAAATAAATTAATAGAATGTCAAAGTGGAAAAGTACCTTCTGTAACATTTATGATTTCAGTTCTACACGCTTCATTACAAGCATTGGAACATGGTTATAATACAGATAAAACTTATGATCTATATGATGAGTATATAGAAAATGGAGGGACTGTGACAGACTTACTGGAAGAGCTAATAGATGTGTTTGAGGTTAGTGGTTTTTTCAAGAAGGATGCTCTGAAGGAGGGGGACAAGAACAAAGAGGAGCTGAAAGCAACTTAAGCCTAATTAAAATATTTGATGAGTTATTACCAATAGCATTGGAGTGTGAAATTCCAGTGCTTTCTTTTTGGGAATTAACATTAAAAGAAATACAGGATTCCATTTCAGCATATCAAAAAAGGATTTTAAGAGATGCAAAAAATAGAGCCTTTATGGATTATAAATTAGCTGAATGTATAGGAATAAATGTTGCTGCAATCTTATCTAAAGATAGTCAACCAGTTCCCTTTATAGAGGTTTATAGAGATCTATATAAAGAAGAATATGAGGAGTTTGAGAATCAGAAAATTAATCAAGAAGCCATAATTCACAAACAAAGAATGCTTGATTTTGCTAACTTCCATAATTCAAACAGAAAGGGGGGTAGTTAGTGGAATTAGAAGAGTTAAAAGTACTTATTTCTGTAAAAACAAAAGAAGCCACAGCTCAATTAAGTGGAATAAAAGAAAAGTTTAAGAATGTTGGCCAAGAAGCAGTAAATGTAACTAATAAAATAAACAAAGCCACAAGCAGCATAAACCCAGGAACTCAAGCTGTAAAAAATCAGATGGATAATTTAGCTGAAAAGATAAGATTAACCAATGCTCAGATAGATATACAAAAAGATAAATTGGCTCAACTTCAAGGACAGTTAGCAGGTAATACTGGAGAAGCAGATAGACTAAGAGCCAGGTATGCAGAGATAAACAGTATATTAGGTAGTACAAGTAAAACCAATGTAGCAGATCCTGCTTTAATACAAGAGCAGATTGATTTATATACTAAGCTGCAGGAATTAAAAGAAAGAGAGCAAAAGCCATCAAGTATTAACACAGCTAAAGTCAGGGAAGAGATATTAAAAGTTGAGACAAGAATAAATAAATTGAGCGCTTCAGCAGATGCAGCTAGGGGAAAATTAAATTCATTAAACTCAAAATATAGCTCTGTGAATAATTCGTCTCAGAGTGCAACAACAAAGGCTGGACGGCTTAGTGAAAAGATAAAAGAGATAAATAAAGGGCTTAATGGTTTAGGAAATTCTAATAAGAACATAAGTAAAATGAGTAATGGAGTAGCAATGATAGCAAGACAGTTTTTAACATGGATGGTTATATTGCCATTCATAATGAAATCTATCACTGCATTAACAACATTTTTAGGACAATCATTAGTTACCAACAATCAATTTTCTAATTCCTTGGCTCAAATTAAAAGTAACTTATATACTGCATTTATGCCAATATATCAAGCTATCTTACCTGCTATAAATACTCTCATGAGTGCTTTAAGTACAGCAACTGCATATATAGCAAGTTTTATCAGTTCAATCTTTGGGAAAACATTTGGGCAATCGCAGAATGCAGCTAAAGGACTGATACAAGCCAAAACAGCTATGGGAGCCTATGGAGATGCTGCTAAAAAAGCTGGAAAAGAAACAACAGGTGCATTGGCTGGGTTTGATGAAATTAATCTTCTTAATAACAATAAGAATTCTGGCGATGATAGTTCAAGTAAGATACCTCAAATAGTTTCACCTAATATAGATACTTCTGATGTTCAAAAGAAAACAGATGCACTAGCAAGTAAGATGAAAACAGTATTAGGAACAATATTTAATCCATTTAAAGAAGCTTGGGCAAGAGATGGAAATGGAGCAATGGAGGAATTTAGAGAAGCTGTAGAAAAGAGCAAAGCAACTTTAAGAAGCTTCTTTGACATGTTAGCAACTCCACCAGTGCAAGCATTTTTACAGAATATTGGTCGGTTAGGAATAGCTTTAGGGAAATTAGCATTGTCTATATACAATAATTTCATTCTACCAATAATTAATTGGGTTATATCTATATTCCCAAGCATTTCAAAGGGATTGAATCCACTCTTAGATTGGATAGTTAATTTTATTAATAAGATATCTGATAGTCCAGGGGCGATAACTGGAATGATTAGTGTGATACTTGGGTTAGTTGCAGGTTTTAAAGCTATGGTAATAGTATTACAGGTATCTAAATGGATAACTACCATGATAGTTGCAATTACTGAGTTAATAGCAGGTCTATCAACAACGGTATTAGTTACAACTGGGGTTATTGGAGCTATAGTTGCATTAGTAGTTGCTTTTGGATTGTTATATGCAAGTAATGAAGATTTTAGAAACAAGGTAAATGAAGTAGGAGCAGCAATAAGAGATTTTTTTGCCTCCTGTATTTGAAAAACTGAAAGAAGTTGTTATGGATGTTTGGAATAATGCATTAGTTCCTTTAGGTGTTGCACTTCTTGATATTTGGCATATGGTTATAGAGCCTTTATCAGTAATTTTAAAAGATGTTTTCGCAATGGCATTTAGTGCTGTTATTGAAGTTGCAAAAATTCTATGGAAAAACGTACTTGAACCACTTATAGATTTTCTAGCTGATATTTTCATAAAAGAAATACAAGCTGTTATAGATATTTATTATGCTTGGAAACCAGCAATACAAACAGTGATAGACATAATAATGTTTTTATGGAATTACGCATTAAAACCTTTCATAGCATTTTTAGGAAGTGTATTCCTTGGTACTTTTGAAGGTGTGGCTACAAATATTAAAAACATCGTAGGTGATATTAAGACAATCTTTGGAGGAGTTATAGACTTCATTGCAGGTGTGTTTACTGGAAATTGGAGCAGAGCTTGGCAAGGGGTAAGAGATATTTTCAGAGGTATATTTGGAGCTCTTGGAGATATAGCTAAATCTCCTTTAAATGCTGTAATAGGACTTATAAATGGAGCTATTAGAGGAATAAACAAAATATCCTTTGACGTTCCAGATTGGGTTCCATCATGGGCAGGAGGAGGAAAGCACTTCGGTGTAAGTTTACCTAACATTCCTTATCTAGCTAATGGAGGGTACGTAGGAGCAAACGATCCTAGACTAGCTGTAATTGGTGATAACACAAGGGAAGGTGAAATAGTTTCTCCTGAGAGTAAGATTTATGAACAAACATTTAGAGCAATAAGTGATGTATTAGGTAGTAGAACAGACCAAAATGGTGGAGATTTAACTTTAATAATAGATGGATCAGTAATTGGGAAGGTAGCTTTAAATCAGCTTAAAAAGATGCAAAGACAAGGTGGTATAACATTAATACCAACATAAAGGGGGTAGCGATAATATGATAAAAGTTAATGGAGTAGATATTGCTACTCCTTCAAAATATGAAACAGATGTAGAAGATATAGATGGAGAAACTAATAGAAATGGCAATGGTGAAATGATAAGAGATAGGGTTGCGGTGAAAAGAAAGTTAATACTAGAGTGGCCGCCACTAACATATACGCAAATGATGAATTTATTAAAAGCAGTAAAAGAGGTTTACTTTACAGTCACATATCCAGATCCAGAGTTAGGAGAGGTAACTAAAACTATGTATGTAGGCCCAAGAAAAGCTGCTGCATATTCTTATGATAAGACAACTAAAGAGGTTAAGTGGAAAGGTCTAGCCATGAATTTTATAGAGAAATAGGAAGATGGTAAGGTTCGACAAAAGAAGGACATTTTCGATCTAACATAGAAATAATTATGTTAGGGAGGAGGTGTGGAGATGATTGATAAAGATTCAAAGTTTCAGCCTAGTAAAGAAGAAGCTTATAAAGAGGCTAAAAGTTATTGGGATGGACTTACAGAGAGTAGAGAAAAAACACTAGAGACTATAAGTGCTTCGATAAGCGCAAGTGTTAAATCAAGTATTTTTAGTGTAACCCATGTAATTAAAAAATGTGATAGTGAGTATGTAAAGCAAAAACTTGAAGATGTTGGATATGAAGTTTCTTTCGGAGCTAAAGATGATGATACCGAGTTTATAATAGTTTCATTTGAAAAATAATAAATCTAAGAAAAGAGCCATTTAGGCTCTTTTTATATTTGAATTTATGGAGGGATGATAAATATGTCTAAAATAATAATAACTATTGAATCAGATTATTCAAAAACAAGCCTTACTCAGGCAAAAGATTCAATAATAATAAAAGTAGAAAAAGATAGCGAAAATGGTGAATTAGAAAAACTAAAATCAAGAGTAAACAGAGCTGAAAGTGCAATAACTCAAATAGTAAACAAACTAGGAGAAGGTGACAAACAATGTTAAATGTAAGTAAAAGTATAACAGTAACAGGTCAAAGCATGATAAATGGAAGTCAAGTTGTGGCGATGACTGCGACTATTTCTACAGATGGAAACAACAATGCTAATATAGTTAAAACAATAATTAACCAGGAGCTATATACAAGTAATAAAGTGGCTGTTAGAGAAGACATGGAGAAGTTTGAGGAAGAAGTATTTAAGATTGAAGATGGATTTGTAGGAGGTACTGAAAATGAAGTTAAGTAATGAAATTATAGTAAATAGTGCTAATGCATTATCACAATTATCTTTAATGGAGCTACCTGTAAAGGTGAGCTATGCTATAGCAAAAAATATCAATAAAATAGAAAAAGAGCTTAAAGTGTACAACAATGAAAGGCAAAAGTTAATAAAAAAGTATGCTGTAAAAGATACTGACGGAAAACCTAAGATAGATGAAAATGGAACTATGAATATCCAAGAAGAATTACTGGAAGATTGGAATAAGGATACAAAAGAGCTAAGCACTATTGAAAATGAAATAGATATACATTTAATAAAACTTGATGATCTTTTTAATTGTTCTTGTAATATTTCTGCTTCAATACTAGCTGCAGTTGAGTACATGATTGAGGAATAATCTCTAATCTATTTTTTTAGAAAGGAGGTAGACTTATGTATAGTACAAGCTTGGCATATAAGACTGAAATTAAGAGGCCTAGTAGATCCTTTGAATGTAAGATTACTATAGGAGATAGAATTTATAATAACTCAGATATTGTTAATGTTACTATAGATGGTAACATTCAACCTTCAGATGGATTTATGATAGGAACTACAGTATCTAAAACCTTAGATTTAACATTAATAAACTCTGGAGATACTATTTATTCAACAAGCCAAGTTAAGGTTGAAATAGGACTTAAGATTGGTTCAACAATAGAATATATTCCTATGGGCTTATTTAATATTGATGATATAGAAAAGACTGATTATACAACAAAGATAACAGCCTTTGACAACATGATAAAATTTGAAAGTGCTTATTTTAGTAGCTTAGGAGATAATCCAACATTACAACAAGTAGTTAATGAACTAACAGCTAAAACAGGAGTACAATTTACAGGAAGCCTTCCAACTTACACAGTTAAGAAATTGGAAGGCTTTACTTGTAGAGAAATAGTGGGATATGTAGCTAGTATATGCGGTGGTAATGCTGTTATAACTAGGGATGGAAAGTTTACTATAGTAACACCTGCAGATGTTTCATTATCTATTGATCCTAACAACTATATAAATTACAAGAGAGAAGAAATTAAATATAAGGTTGGAAAAGTTACTTGTAAGGTTGGAGAAGAGGAAATATCTAAAGGATCTTTAGGCACTGATTCTATGGAATTAGGTTTTGAAAATCCTTGGGTTACTGATGCAAATCTCCAGGATATTTATACTAAGTTAAATGGCTTTAATTATCTAGGCTATAGTATGAAGTGGCAAGGAGATTTAAGTCTTGATGTTGGAGATATAGTAACCGTTACTGATGTTAAAGGAGTTGTTAGAAAGCATCCAGTCCTAGCTCAAAAATTTAATTATACTGGTGGACTTACAGCTGAGATAGGAGCTAAGGGAGAGAATAAAAATAAGAACTCTTTTTCTAGTTCTGGTGATACTAGTAAAAAATTAAATAGAGTAGTTACAGAAGTCGCCATAGTTAATAAGGCCTTTGTAGACTATGCTCATATTAATGACGCTGATATTGTTAATTTAAAAGCTGAGACAGCTAAAATAAGATTAGTAGAAGCTGAAGTTGCAACAATAAATACTGTTTTGGCAAATACAGTTAATGCAGTAAATTTAAATGCAGATAATATAAATGCAGCAACAGGAAGAATAGCGATTTTAGAATCAGGAAGCGCAACAATAAGTCAATTGAATGCTGCTAATGCTAAAATAGCAACTTTAGAAACTAGAGCTGGAGTTATAGATACACTTCTAGCAGGAAATATAGATGCATCTAATTTAAAGGCAGGCTTAATTACTGCTGAGAGTGGACTAATAGCTAATGGAGCTATTAAGGATGCTATGATTCAAAATTTGAGTGTGAGTAAAATCTTAGCAGGAGATATATCTACAAATAAGTTTAGAATTGTTTCTAGTAGCGGAAGTATGCTTATCTCAGATAACACTATTCAAATAAAAGACAGTACTAGGGTTAGGGTTCAGATAGGTAAGGATGCATCTAATGACTATAACATGTATGTATGGGATAGCTCAGGGAACTTAATGTTTGATGCAACTGGACTAAAAGCTTCAGGGATTAAATCTAAAATAATTCGTGATGATATGGTTTCAGATACTGCTAATATCAATGCAACTAAAATTGAAAAAGAGAGTTTAGTTACCAGGATAAATGGAGCTGCAACCTTGCTATTAGCTTCTAAAGTAAAACTAGATACTGAAAATCAAACTTTAGAAGTTGCTTTTAATAGTTTGAAATCTACAGTTACAACTACAGCTAATACAGTTACTAGTCAAGGAACTTCAATTACTACAATACAAGGGCAGATACAAGCTAAGATATGGCAGCAGGATATAGATACTTTAGAAGATAGTTTAGATACTAGAATAAGTTCTACAGAAACATCAATTACAGCTTTAAATAGTGCTATTAGTTTAAAGGTTAGTACTTCCGATTTTAATACTTACCAAGGTACGGTTACGAGCAGTTTAAATAGTAAGGCTAATCAGTCAGCACTTAATACAACAAATGAGAATATTACAGCTCTTACTACTAGAGTTACCAGTGCTGAGAGTTCTATATCTGTATTGCAAAGTCAAATATCTTTGAAGGTTGAGCAGAGTGATATTACTACAGCTATAAATAATGTGAAGTTAGGTACAAGAAATTTAGTGTTAAGCTCAAATGAACTTGTTAGTACTACACTTTATGCCACAAAAACTTATACAATGTCAGAGGATTGGATAGCAGGAGAAACTTATACTTTGACACTGAAAGGAAAAACAGGTTCGGCAAGTAAAAAGTTCGGAATGTGGCAAAACTCAGGGACTGCACATAAAGGATACTTTGCGAGTATAGATGGAATAAGTTCAATTACTTTTGTTGCAACAGCTCCTACCAGTGGATGGGAACGAAAGTTTACAATATACAATTATCCTTCAAGTGTTTCAGCTACAGGTACTATAGAGTGGATTAAATTAGAAAAAGGAACTAAGAACAGTGATTGGACACCAGCTCCAGAAGACCAAAAAAATTATACTGATACTCAAATATCTACAGCTAAAGCAGAAATTAAAGTAACTACAGATAGTATAAGCTCCACTGTAAGTAGTGTTCAAAGCTCTGTAACAAATTTAGGTACAAGAGTAACAAGCGCAGAGAGCAGTATAACAAGCTTAAATAATTCTATAACCCTAAAGGTTAATACGAGCGATTATAATAGTTATAAAACATCAAATGATAGTGCTGTAAGCACTAAAGCAAGTCAAACAGCTTTAAATACTACCAATGGTAATGTAACAGCGTTGACTACAAGAGTGTCTACTGCAGAATCTAGTATTAGTGTATTGCAAGGACAAATAGTAAGCAAGGTTACGCAGACAGATATAAATAGTAGTATAAATAATTTGAGCATTGGAGGAAGAAATTTATTAAGGGGTACATTTAAATGGGAAGGATGGAGTAAGAGCGATTCTTCTAATCAAATTGTTATTTCTGATAGTATAGCAACTTTTACAACTAATAAAAATGCAACTTCATATATACAGCAATCAAATATACCAGTAGTAGCAGGAGAGCAATATACTCTTAGTGTGAAAATAAAAATAACAACACCTATAGTAGGTTCAGGATTAAATCTATATTGGGGTAGAATGAGTAATGGCTCATGGATAAACAAGTCGATTACTGATAAGTCAAATAGTGATTACACAACTTATTTGTTTACATTTGTTCCGGACGAAACTAATATAAAAGTTTGCATTCAGTGTACTAATTGTACGGATGGAGTAGCTTTAGTTAAAGAAATGAAATTAGAAAAAGGTTCTAAGTCTACAGATTGGAGTCCTGCCCCTGAAGATGTACAAGGACAAATAGATTCAACTACAACTAGAATAATTACAGCAGAATCTACAATAACACAATTAAGTAGTAGTATAGCTTTGAAGGTGGAGGCAAGTGCTTATAACAGCAAGATGACTAGCTTGGATAGTTCAATAAGTTCTCTTACAACTCGAATAAGTAGTGCAGAGCTAAAAATTACAGATAGTTCCATAATATCTACGGTTAGGAGCTCTACAGCCTACACAAATGATTTAGCAACCAAAGCCAATCAGTCAGCATTAAATACTACTAATGGGAATGTTACAGTCCTTACAACTAGAGTAACTAATACAGAAAGTTCAATAACTCAATTAAGTAACCAGATATCTTTAAAAGTAAATCAAGGGGATTTTGGTACACTTATTACTCAAAATGTTAGTTCGGTTAGAATTGCAGTAGGTCAAATAGGAGGGAATAATCTAATAAAGAATAGTTCCTTTTTACTTGGTACTGGAGAGTGGGATATTGGGATGTACAACAACATTCAACCTCCATCATATTCAGTTATACAATTAGATAAAGCAGTGTCAGGAAAAGCTTGGCACTGGTACGCAATAGCAACTGGGGGAGGAAACCAGTACCAAAAAGCTGTAAAAGAGTTTTGGGTTAACTTACCACTTGGGAAGTACACATTTAAACCAGGTATTAATGCTTTAAATGGGACATATGCAAAAGTAACTTTGTCTATATGGGATAATAATGTGAATTGGCAACTAGCAGGAAACTTTGTTATAGATTCTAACAATATAGTTCCAGTAACATTTACAATTTCTACTCCAGCAGCATTTTTAAGATTAACATTAGAAGCTAGTGCTCCACAAAGAGCAAAGGGAGCAGAAGGGTTACAGGTAGATTGGTATGATTTTAAATTAGAGCATGGAGAGAATTCTACAGCTTGGAGCCCTAATGCTAATGAGATAGCTAATGTAAGTGTAGATGTATCTGAAAGTGGCTTAAAAGTAAGAAATGGAGCTATCAGCATACTAAATAATGCAGGAGTAGAAGTACTTAAAGGAGATACAAATGGTAACTTGAGTATTAGGGGAGATTTTACTAACTATGACACAACTACAGGAAATATGGCAATAAGAATCACTAATAGAACTATTGATTTTAATGATTGGGATAGTAACAGTATATGTGGAACAATATTTGCAGGAAAGTTAGTTGGACAAACTAGTACAAGGGGAATGTCTTTTGGAGCAAAGAGAAATAAGTATTTAGATATAGCTTATGAAGATAGTAACGGAAACTTTGCAGCAGCAATTAGATTAGACAATGGAGCTTTAGGAACTACAGGAAAAGCACATGTTTATGATGGTGGTTCTGCTAACTTTACTTCTTTATATGTAAGTGGATCTAAAAACTGTATTCAGGATACTGAAAACTATGGGAAAAGGCTTTTATATGCATATGAAACCACAGAGAATTATTTTGGAGACTTAGGTTTTGGAAAGATAAATGAATATGGTGAATGTATAGTAAGTACAGATGAAATATTTGGAGAGTGCGTAAATGTAAATATTGAATATCATGTATTTACACAAGTTTACCAAGGGGCTATTAGTAGGATAGAAAGATATCTTAACTACTTTATTGTAAAAGGTGAAATAGGAACTGAGTTCTCATGGGAATTAAAAGCCAAAAGAAAAGGATTTGAACATGTGAGATTAGAAGAAAAATATGTAGAGCAACAAGGGGCAGAAAGTATAGATGATGAATTAAAACAGGTATTAAGCTCAGATGTAGAAGAAGAACTATATGTAGATTTAACAGATGAATTATTGGAGGTGTGAGAATGCTAAAATTAACAGGAGTTGCTATAATAACAACTGCAGAGGGTAAAAGATTAACCTATAGTTATTCAGATGTAGGTGATGATGGAACTATAAAAGCTTCTAATATAAAAAGAAGTTTTATTGCAGTAGATGAGGAGTTGAAAAGTATTATAGAGCAATTAGAATCCAAAGTTTCTAATCATATGAATATAAATGAATGAAAAAAGAGATATAATATCTGAGTTCAAATTTAGATATTATATCTCAAATATTTATTCTGGAATATATTTAAATAAAATTTCTGAAGTCTCTCTATTTTTAACAGTTACATAATAATTAGATGGATATATAGGACTCATATTGTGGTCTTTCCTTTTAAAGAATAGTTGATTATCAAACAGAAATATTTCCAAGTCCCAGCTTTCAAAGACTTCGTTGCTCCAAGTTGGATATCTTCCCACAGTCACAGTCATGTAACCCAAATTATCTTCATGAAAAAGAGATTTATATGGAATATCAATATCTGGTGGAAATTTGCTACCAGTGTACATAGTTCCAGGGTGAGGACCAGGATTTTTCACTATAATGGGGTACGTATTTTTTTGTGTATTAGATGGACTTGTGTTATTAGAAGGTGATTGTACATTAGGAACTGGACTATTATTTGTAGCCGTAGCATTTATATTTGATGAATTATTTTTTATGTTGTTCGTGCTTGGCGAGCTATTTTTATTATTACTTACATTTGATGGTTTATTTGCATTTTGACTTACATTTGAAGCTAACTGTGAGGAACTATTTACAGTCCCTTCTTTAAGTTGCTTTGTATTTTGAATTTCTTTTGTATAAATTTCTTTTAATGATAATGCTTCAGTGTTAGTAGCTTCAATTTTCAATATATTCTCAAGAAGAGATATAGCAGAATCATATTTGTTAATGGCAGCATCAGATTTTGCTTTATTAAAGTTCTCTTTAATATATTGATTCATACATTCATCTATCTTATCTTTTGCAGTATTATAATATTTTGAGTCGGCTTCAGGAATTTTCTTAAAACTATCAGCAGCCTCTAAGAACTTATTCTCATCAAATAAAGCTAGAGCTTCAGTATAATTTTGTTTTGATTCTTTAAGCTGTTTCGTTAACTCAATTTTATCATTAATTGTACTTTCATTTTTTTTATTATACTTTAATGCGGAACTATAATTATCTATAGCTTGATCAAATTCATCTGAGGCTAGCGAGTTATCGCCGAGTGTTGTAAATTTATTATAATTATGAGTGTTGTATGCGTATACACCCAATGGAGTTGATAACATTATAAGTATCAAAATAATACCTAAAATGATAAATGGTTTATTTTTTAACTGTGATATTTTCATAACTGTCCCCCTAAAATCAATATATTCAATAGTAATATATCAAATTTAAACACGCAAGTATATATAATTATTAAAAGAATTTAAGAGTGTTGAATAAATCAACTCTCTTATTATATTTTAAATAATGAAGTGAGGTGTAATATGAATGAAGAGCTATGTCTAGAGAGACATAAAAGAATCACAGAAAAGCTAGATGAACATGAAAGGAGAATCAATAAACATGGGGAAAGACTAGACTCATTAGATAAGGATAGTGTAGAACTAAAAACAGAAATCAAGAATTTGTGTAAGCAAATAGGGGCATTAACGGCAATTCTAAAATGGTTTATAGGTTTACTTGTTGGAAGCTTTGTAGCTTTCTTTTTTTATGCAGTACAACACAATATTTTTAAATAAAAGGAGAGATGAAAAAATGGAATTTACAAAATTTATAACTGAAAATGCTTTAATCTTAGTACCAGCACTTTATGTTTTAGGAATGATTTTGAAAGGAACTGAAAGGATATCTGATAAGTACATTCCAATAGTACTATTACCTATAGGGGTTATTGCATCTATATCTATGTTAGGGTACACAGTTCAAGCAATTGTACAAGGTGTGCTTGTAGTTGGTTCCGCAGTTTATGCTAATCAGTTAGTTAAGCAAATTAATAAATCAGAGTAGAGCATGGAGCCTTATGGCTCCTTTTAAATTAAAAAAATAAATAATTGGAGGAATGTAAAAATGATAAAAGGAATAGATATATCAAATCACCAACCAAGTGTGGATTTTAACGCACTTAAAAACTCTGTTCAAGTAGTAATTATGAAAGCTACTGAAGGAGTAACCTATAAAGATCCATTACTAGAATCACATTATCAAAAAGCTAAAGAGATAGGTTTTCCAGTTGGGTTTTATCACTTCATGAGTGAAAGCACTTCACCTTTAGAACAGGCAGAAGCTTTTTATAAAGCTATAAAGGATAAGCAATATGAAATATTACCTTGCTTAGACATAGAAACTAATAATCAAAATAGAAGCTCATCACAAATAACAGATAGATGCCTGGAGTTTTTAAATAAGTTTAAAGAGCTTTCAGCAATAGATTGCATGATCTATACAGGTGGTTACTTTGGTAGAGATAACTTAGATAGCAGAATTAAAAGATATAAAGCGTGGATAGCACATTATGGGGTTAGTTCTCCAATGTCTACAGGATTCAATGAAGTTGTAGGACATCAGTACACTTCTAGTGGGAATGTACATGGAATCAATGGGAACGTTGATTTAAATAACTTTACTGAGGGCATATTTATAAATGTACAACAACCCATTGTAGAGCAACCAAGACAGCAAGTGAATACTGGTGATAGTTCTATAAGAGCATTACAGCAGGAAATAAAAACACAATTTGACGCAGGATTAGTAGTAGATGGAATACCTGGACCTAAAACTTTAGCAGCAGCTCCACTAGTTAAAGAAGGGGCTCAAGGTAATATTACTAGATGGATTCAATCAAAAGTTGGTACAACAGCTGATGGAGTATTTGGACCTAATACTAAACAAGCAGTTAAAAACTATCAAGCATCAAGAGGATTATCTGCAGATGGAATAGTTGGACAAAATACTTGGAGAAAACTTTTAGGATTATAAGATAGAAAGCTCCTGCATCAATTAAGATACAGGGGCTAAAAAAATTTTCTTAAGCAAAAATGGTTCTTTTCTATCCTTCTATAACAATATATGCAGATTAAAAGATTATTGTCACAAAATTTGAATTTTATATAAAATTAAACGTTAATTACTATATTTTAACCTTTTATTACAAAATTGTAACAATAGTTATAAAAAGTGATAAAATTACATGTGGAAAAATAAGATTAAAAGGAGAGATGGAAATGAAAAAAACACTTAAGAAGCTAACATTATTTATGGCTATTGCGCTAACTTTGATTTTCTCAAATGGATTAGTTGCAAAAGCAGAAGGAGATTATGATCTAGATCCTATTATAGAAATTCAAGCTCATGTTCAGGATAGAGGTTGGATGGGATGGCAACATAATGGTGTGATGGTAGGAACTACTGGACAAGGCTTGAGAATGGAAGCTATTCAGATTAGATTAAAGGCTCCATATACAAATGATAAAAATCTTCATATACAATATAGAGTTCATGTACAAAACAAAGGGTGGATGCCTTGGGTAAAAGATGGAGGTACAGCTGGAACTGTTGGAGAAGCATTAAGAATAGAAGCTATTCAAATAAAAGTTGTAGACAACAATGGTAACTTAAGAAGTGATTATAGAGTAGGATACTATGCTCATGTTCAAAATATTGGATGGACAGGCAGTGGATATGATGGACAAACTGTTGGAACTGTTGGACAAGAATTAAGAATGGAAGCTATATGTATAGGAGTAGAAAAAATTAAATAGTTTATTTGAAGCCACAACTAAGGATTAATTTCCTTTGTTGTGGCTTTTTTTATTTAATTATATTTTTATTTCTAATAGTAATATGTTTTTGCAAAGTCAGAAATGAACACTGGATAAGTAAAAGAATTTATATATAAATTTTAGTGTAAAAATCAAGGTTCAAGTATTAACTCTTAGTCTTTTTTTAGATAACTTTAATTTAATATTAAAATTTCAATTAATTACTCAAAAGTATTGTCGTAATTTTTGTTATTATTTCTGTTTAGTTTGATATCGTAGCAATGATACTATAATTGTGTGACAAATATGTGACAAAATGGGGGACGAAAAATGCAAAAATTTATCAAAGGAATGACTTTAACGTTACTAATGACATTCCTTGCGACTATGATACCAAGTTATAATGTAGTTGCTAAAGAGAAAAGTACAGATAGTAGCGTAGAAGTACAGCAAGGCGCTGAATCAGGTGGCCTTATAGTAGGAGAAGTAACAGAAAAAAGAGAAGAAAATGTTAAACACTTTATGAAGGATGATGGAACTTTTGTAGCAATGATGTACAACAATCCAGTACATTATAAGGAAGGCTCAGAATGGAAAGATATTGATAATACCCTAGTAGAAAAAGACGATACCAAGGGGATAGTAGAATCTAAAGATGAGATATTAAAAGAAGCTACAATTTTTAGTGATGTATCTACTAATGAAGCAACTACTAAAACTACAGAAGATACTGCTAAGAATAGTTCTTTAGTTTCAGGAGAAGAAGTTAAAGAATCAGCTGAAGATTTAATAGATCCTAATGAAAATGCTTCAAAAGAAAAAGAGATTTTAGCTCAAAATAAAGAGGTAAAAACTGATAGTAAACCAACTGAAAAAGTATCTAAAGATAAGGAAATTAGCAAGGGTAAAAATAATAAGGTCTTAGAGAATAAAAGTAATGACTTTAAAATATCTATAGCGCAAAACATTAATGCAGATAAGTTAGTTTCTATAAATAAGGATAAATACGAAGTTTCTTGGAACATAAAGAGTGATAAAAATGTAAAGGTAAATAAAAAAGAAACTACGGATGAAGATGTAAACAAACTTTTAGGACTTACAAAGGAGCAAGAAAATAAGTTAAGTAAAAAAGAGAAAGCAGAACTTGAAAACAGTAAAAAGGCAACATTAATAAAAACAACATCATCTGTTGTATTTGAAGAAGTTAAACCTAATATAAATTTAGAGTACAAGCTTATTTCAGATAGTATCAAAGAAAGTATCATAATTAATAAACAAACTGATATAAATAAGTTTTCATTTAACTTTAACATGAAGAATTTAAAACCAGAGCTAAAAGATAATCAGATTATTCTTTCAGATAAGGATACTGGAAAAGAAATAATGAGAATGCAAGCTCCATTTATGGTAGATGCCAAAGGCGAGCAAACTGATAGAGTAAAACTTTCTTTTGATAAAAAAGGAAAAGGATATGTTCTTACATTAGAATTAGATAAAGAATGGATAAACTCAAAGGATAGACAATATCCAATAATAGTAGACCCATCTTTTGAATCATCAGTAAGATCCTCAGATATAAGAGATACATTTGTAGCAGCTAATGATACAGAAGATAAATCTACAAATATGTTTTTAAGAGTAGGAAGCACTCCTCAAATAGGACCTACTAGAACATTTATAAAGTTTGTGAATCTACCTCAGCTTAGTATGGGAGATATGATAATAGATGCGAAATTATATCTACTAAAGATACCAACTCAAAGTGGAACTGATGGTCAGATTGATGTACATAAAGTTACAAGCGATTGGAACAATGTTGGATTAAGGTGGGGGAACCAACCATCAATAGACTGGACAATAAAAGATTATGAAAGCAATGCAAATGATAACTGGAAGTATTGGGATATAACAGATATAGCAAAAGAGTGGTACACTACAGGTAATAATTATGGCTTATGTGTAAAGAAAAATGATGAGAGATCAGGTCATTCAACGTATCTGTCTTCAGATACTTCTGATTCAAATGGTTATCCAAGCGTATATTTTAGCTATGTTAATAACTCTGGTTTACAACCATACTGGACATATCATTCACAATCAGTAGGTAGAGCAGGAACTACAAATATAAATGATTATAATGGTAATGTTATTCATGTTCACGATGATGTATCTATGAGTGGAAATAGACTTCCAACAGTTATTAAACATGTATACAACAGTAATGATAGAGGGACAGATATAGGATTTGGACCAGGTTGGAGATTGAACTTAAGTCAAGAAATAATTCACAGGCAAATAGGATCTAAGTGGTATTATCAATACATTGATGAGGATGGGACTAGTAGATATTTTGAAGATACTGGCACAGAGATGAAAGAAGAATATGGTGGAGAACTAACCCTGATAAAAAACTCAAATGGAACATTTACAATTAAAGACAAGGCTAATAATAGCTTGCTTTTTAATAGCCGTTATCTAGAAGAAATAATAGATGCTAATGGAAATAAAATTGACCTACAATATGAAAACGGTAGACTTAAAAGGGTAGTAGATGGAGCAGGAAGAGTAACTAGGCTTGAATACAGTATTCATAATATGCTTCAGGAAATATATTATCCAGATAACACAAGAGTTCGGTTTGACTACTATACAAATATAATGAAGTGGATTACTTATTCAGATGGAAAGCAGTCTGTATATGATTATGATGGACAAAACAATTTAACAGCAGTAACTAATATAGATGGTTATAAAATGAACTATGAGTATTATTCACAGTCACCTAACAGAATTAAAAAAGTTACAGAAGGAAACGCAGATGGTACTGTAGGTTCATCAATGTCTTATGAATACAACTTTAATAGTACCAAGTTTACTGATAATAAGGGGAATGTAAATTACTATCAGTTTGATAATGCTGGGAAAACTATAAGCATTAGAGATGCAGCAGGATATGCACAAGCATATCAATATGGAGATGGAACTAATGTAAATAAGATGACTTTAGCGTCAAAGTTACAGAAGACTGTAAATAATTTAATTAGAAATAATAGTGCAGAATATGATTGGGGCTATTATCCAGGAACTGATGGAGGTTCTGGAGAAGCTAGAGTTACAGATGCAGTTTCTTACTTAGGGAAAAGAAGCATGATGGTAACAAAAACTGATGATGTAATGAGGCACTATATAAGTCAAAATGTTAGTTTAGTAAAAGGAAAAACATATACATTCTCAACTTATGCAAAAACTACGAATGTTACTAATAACAAAGGTCAAGGGGCTTTAATAGTAGCTCATTATAAAGATAAAAATGGTAATTATCAAGCAATTAGATCAAAATATATAACAGGAGATAATGATTGGACTAGAGTTGAAATAACTTTTACACTTCCTAATGATGCGTACGATAATACAGTAATACTCAGAGTCTCAATTGAGGGTGAAAAGGGAACAGCGTATTTTGATGGATTTCAATTAGAAGAAGGAAATGTAGCTAATAGATTGAACTTAGTAGATAATTCAGACATGTCTGGTGGTTCAAAAATTCCTAATGGATGGAGAGATACTTGGAATAACTCATATTCCCAAGCAAGTGATACAACACTAAATACATCAGATTACGACCATCCAAGCTATCTTGATAATGCTGTATTCAAACTAACAGGTAGTTCAAGTAAAGATACAAGAATATATACTACCCTTGGAATAAGCGGTAAGGCAGGAGATACTTTTGTTATTAGTGGCTGGGGAAAAGGAGCAGCAGTAGCACATGGAGCTTTTGCTATTCAGCCTGTATTTATATCATCAAGTGGAAACCAGTGGGAAAGTATAAATTTTAATAGAGACTCTAAAAACTGGCAGTATGCTAATGGCGTAATAAAAGCTAAAGCTGATTACACAGACTTGCATATTTATTTAACTTACGCAAACAATGCCAATGAAGCTTTGTTTGATGGAATACAGGTATATAAAGAGGAGTTTGGAGACACTTATCAGTATGATTCAAAAGGGAATATTATTTCATCTGTGGATTTATCAAAGCAACAAACAAAGTTTGAGTATAATGGAAGCAATGATTTAATAAAAACAACAGATCCAAAAGGAAATCAGTTTAAGTATGAATATGATGCAAAGAAAAACATAACTAAAGCTACAACAGCAGAAAACCTTATTTACAACTTTGAATACGATAGTTATGGAAATGCTATAAAGAGTAAAATATCTGGAACTTCATTATTTATAGAATCAAGTGCAAAATATACATCTAATGGAAACTACATAAGTTCAGTAACTGATTCATTAGGAAACACAGTAGGTTATAATTATGATGAAACTAAAGGAACTTTAACGTCAACTAATGATGCTAAAGGAAATGTAACAAATTATAAATATGATGTTAATAATGCATTATCAAGTGTTACTAAAAAAGTAGATGGAGTAGATATATCCAATAGTTATACTTATAAAAATGATAGAATAGATACTATAGGTCATAATGGATTTACCTATAACTTCATATATGATACTTTAGGAAGAACTACAGGAGTTAATGTAGGAAGTCAAAGACTAATAACAAACACATATGAAGCAAATGGTGGAAACCTTATAGAATCTACCTATGGAAATGGAGCTAAAGTTCAAACTAATTATGATAATTTAGATAGAGTAGTTGCTAAAAAGGTAAATGGGGCAGAAATAGAACACTATAGTTATGATGCTAGTGGAAATTTAGCTATATTAGAAGATAAGGCAAACAATACAACATATAAGTATAACTATGATTCTTCAGATAGATTAGTAAATTTAACTGATTCTAAAGGTAATAGCTATAAGAATGAATATGATGCTAATAATAATGTAAGTAAACAAATAAACACTATAAATGGACAAAAGAGAGAAACTTCTTATGCTTTTGATAAAGATAATAAAATAACTAAGTTTACATTTAATAATGCAAGTAACTTTATTCAGTATACATATGACGAGATTGCTAGAAATAAAGAAAAAACTTTAAACTTAGGTAATAATGTTACTTACAAAACTACAACTCAATACTTGCCAGGAGTAAATGGTTCAACAAGTACTCAAGTAGGAAGTATAAGCAATAATGGTAATCAAATAAAATATACATATGATAAGAATGGGAATATAGAAACAAGTACTCAAAATAGTAAAACCACAAAATATTACTATAATGAACTTAATGAGCTTATAAGAGAAGATAATCAGATGCTTGACAAAACAATAATATATACATATGATGCAGGAGGAAATATAAAGAATAAAGACGAATATGTATATACATCGCAAGCTCTAACGAATAGTGACTCTATAGTTATTGGGGTCAATAATTTAATTAAAGATGGTGGAGCAGAACAAAGTAGTATATCATTTGTTGGAAACAAAAATATGTCTGCTTTCATAGGAAAAATAGATAGCCAAACATGGACGAAGGGAGCTTATACTGGCGATAAATTTATATATTTAAAGGCGGAAAATTATGTAGATGGTAAAACGGAAGATCATTATGCCTTTATGAATCAAAATATACCTGTAACACCGGGAAAGACTTATCAAATTTCGTACTATTATCATCAAGCTGGGGCGATAACAAGGAGTAGTACATATATTTTAGATAACTTAGGAAAATATCATTTCCTTGATTATAAAATTGATAATAGCGGAAGTTGGAATAGAGCAAGTAATACTTGGGTGTGTCCTGAAGGAGTTACTTCAGTTAACCTGCGTTTAGGTTTTGATTGTTCAGGTAACGCTTGGCAGGTAATAGATGACATAAGGTTTGAAGAAGGTTTGGCAAGCCCAGGAAATAAGTTTATAGATGGAGGAATTGAGAAAAACTCAATATCTTTTACAACCCAAAAAAATATGACCGCTTATGTTGGAACCAATAATGATACTACATGGACAAAGGGAGCTTATACTGGTGATAAATATATATATTTACATGCAGAAAATTATGTAGATGGTAAAACGGAAGATCATTATGCTTTTATAAATCAAAATATACCTGTAACACCTGGAAAAACTTATCAAGTTTCACAAGCTGGGGCGATAACAAGGAGTAGTACATATATTTTAGATAACTTAGGAAAATACCATTTCCTTGATTATAAAATTGATAATAGCGAAACTTGGAATAAATCAAATAATACTTGGGTGTGTCCTGAAGGAGTTACTTCAGTTAACCTGCGTTTAGGTTTTGATTGTTCAGGTAACGCTTGGCAGGTAATAGATGATATTAAGTTTGTTGAGATTACTGATTATAAGAGTGTAGGAACTACTATTTATGATTATAGCGATAAAAACTGGAAAGACAAACTTACTTCTTATAACGGAAAAAACATAACTTATGATGCTATAGGAAATCCACTAACCTATGATGGATATACTTACACATGGGAAAGAGGAAGAACATTAACAAAGATAGCAGGAAACAATAACACTATAAGTTATAAGTACGATGGAAGTGGTATAAGAACAGAGAAAAATGTAAATGGAGTAGTAAGTAAGTATACTTTACAAGGTGATAAAGTCGTATATGAGGAAGTAACTAATGGAAGCAATATAGATAAAATCTATTATACCTATGATGGAAGTGGAATCCTAGTAAGCATGAATCTAAACTCAGTAGAATACTACTATGTAAGAAATCTACAAGGTGATATAATAGGTTTGATAGATAACACAGGTAAACAAGTTGTAACTTATAACTATGACTCATGGGGAAAACTAATATCTATAGATGGAAGCTTAAAAGATAGTGTTGGAGTTAAGAATCCATATAGATATAGAGGATATAGGTATGATAACGAAACTGGAATGTACTATTTACAGAGTAGGTATTACAATCCTGAGTGGGGAAGGTTTATTAATGCTGATGGATTAATAGGACAGACTGGGGAATTATTGGGGCATAATTTATTTGCATATTGTAAAAATAATCCTGTGTTATTAAAAGATGAAAATGGATTTAGACCTATGGTTGCTACAAACTGGGATGACGAGATTGCAATCTCAAGAGGACTTCCAATTCAATCGGCCTCTCAAATAGTGAAAAATAACAATAGTAAAGTTTTACCTAATAAAAATCAATCATTTAATTATGGAGCAAGTGCTGCAAAAGGGTTTAAGTCAGGTGCATTAGATGAATTAGCTTCAGTTGGAGCAGGTTATGTAGTAAAAGGAACTCCAACTTTTGTACAGTATGGTAAAGGGGTTGGAGGATATGTATCTAAATATTCAGCAGGAGCAAATGTCGCTAGAAAAACTATTGGGGTGGCAGGTACAATAGCATTTACAGTGTGGGATGTAAAAAATAGTATTAATGATGGAGAGTATTTTGGTGCAACTCTAGATGTCGCATCAGGATTACTAGGATTTGGTGCTGGTTATTTTATAGGATTAGGGGGTACAGCATTGATAGCAGCTGGTGCACCAGCATTATTAATAGGTGTTTTAGGATTTGGAGTGTGTGTTGGAGCCGGTGTAGTTATAGATAGAATTTCGAGTGGAGTTAAAGACAATTATTACGGGAGATGATAATATATGAGAAAAAATAGCGCATTACTAGGAGCTCTCTTAGTCCTAGTAAGTATATTATTTACTAGACTTATGGTAAATAAATATGGTGAAGCATCTAGATTAATAATTATAACAGTAGCTCTTATTATATCTATTATTGGGCTATTAGGAATTATATATACAAAGAATCACAGGATAATTTTAGGAGCATTTATGATGATACTGCCTTTAATTGTAATGACTATAGGAATCTATATTGATAATTTGTATGTATCGGGCATAGGATTACTATTAATATTTATACTAATTCCTATTATGATTAAGATGTTAAACATAAAGAAGTAGATTTTTGGGAAATATATGTTGTAAAACAAATTATACTTACAATTTGTTAGCAATACTTGAACACAGACATGCTATCATGATAGCATGTCTGTACTAATTTGACTTAGATAAGTTGTAACATTAAATATTATGAATATGCCATGGAAGAAGCATTAAAAGATAACGATGAAATATGGATAAATAAATTATCAGATTTTCTAAATTATTTCATCTTAAAAGAAAATAATTTTAGGGCAATAGAAATATATTTAAAACTAATAGGTAATATTAAAATTTAA